GTGCTTTTTTCTCCTTTCGTTTGGATATAAAACCGCCGCCGGTAGTGATCCGGCGGGCATCCTCTGCGGCGGCTATTGTTCGCAGTTTATATCTGCAAGCTCTTTGCGTACTTTCTTGATCTCTGCAAGGTATACCGGGTTATCTTTGCAGGCTTCGAGGTTGTCCAGTCGTCTTATTAGTTCTTCTTTTCTGCGTTCGTTTTCGCTCATGGCGTAATACCTCCATATTTTCAATTTTTCCCGTTTCCGGGTAAAAGCAAGCCGGGGAATCGAACCCCGGGAACCGCCGCCGCTTGCCTAAATAAGTACACCCAAGCGCATACAATCACGCTTTCTATCACAAACAATTTTCCATTTTTCAAAGTCACCCTTGATATTTTCGGAGGTTCTGGTGTCCACCCATTCGTCCCGGGCTTTAATATAAGCGGCTTTCGCATTGTCTTTCTGTTTCTGCAATTTTTCCATAAATTCCATAATATCAACCGTCCTTTCATTATGTATTTATATTTCTAAAACTATCCATTCTCCGGCTGGAGCATTTTTTACAAGCTTCTGGATTGTGTTATTAAGTTTTCTTGATGTAAAATCATCATCATACCAAGTCTTAATAATATTAGATTCATTTCCTTTTTCCACAAGAGAAACGATATTAGCTACTCTTTTAAGAGTTACTTTCATATATTTCACCATCCTTTCATCGTGTGCCCTGTCTCATCGGTGCAGGTGGGGCAGTTCCTGCAGACCGCCGGAAGGCGGTTTCGACTATTGGCAAATTTTGCGGAAGATTTCAATTGTGAGTTCTGCCGCAGCTCTTTTCTTGTCGGATGTGTAGCCGCGGCGCTTACTATTTAAGGCTTTTTTTGCTTGTGCAAGGTTTCCAATGCCCCATGAAGCCGCTGTGTTCAACTTTTCCCATTCGTTCGGGGTAACTTTTACAGCTTTAAGAGTTGCTAAATTAATACAATAATCTTCTTTATTCTCCGGGTGTAAGTCCTCACAAACAGGAATATATTCATGCGTCCCCATGTTTTCGCCAATATTCCAAACGAAAAAGCCAGCCGGGATTTTCTCAACGATTTCGAAAACGTCCGTTTTTTCGCAGAGTATAGAAGTACTATAGATTTTATTATTTTCAAATTTTAATGTTGTCATGTTTTCCCTTTCTGGTCTGCCATCATCAGAGCCGGGAGACCATCCCACGGCTGACGCCCCAGGGCGGAGCGTTTCGGCTTAAATAATTTTTGCATAGAATTCAGAAACTTTCTGGATTCTGTCGGCATCCTCGCAGTTTTCAAGATCTGCCAGCCGGATTATAAAAAATCTATCCTTTGTGTTCATTGGCAAGCAGTTATTTATAAAATCTTCTGCGTTGTCTGGATTGGAGAAAATAGCGGTAATAATTACCTTTGTTTTTCTGTCGTCCTGTGTGCTCTTGTCAATCTTGTAAGCTACCGCCCAAGGGCAAGTATTAAATGTTATGTTCTGCATGCTAGATACCTCGCTTTCGTGTTTTATTTGATATATTGATAATATTACATAAATACTGATAATGCAATAGTATTACATAAATATCATTGCATAAAATAAAGATTCTACGTTTTGCATAAAAGTATTACATAAATACACGACGATATTGTTTATTATGTAATATATTTAATAATCGTATTGCATAAATAATTATTACGTGATAACATTTAATAAAAGATTTTATGAAATAGGGGTGATATCTGTTGACAGGAAAAGAAGCTAAAGAACGGTTAGAAAAGCAGTATAAACGACAGAATGAGCATATAAAAGAAAATTACGACAGAATTTCTATAACATTGCCAAAAGGAACAAAAGAGAGAATAAAAGCAAAAGGGGAAAGCGTAAACGGATATATTACCCGGCTTGTTTTGGCTGATCTGGATAATTAAGGCGGTCTTTCAAAGGCTGCCTTTTTTGTGCCTTTTCTGCTGTTATACTTCGTATATAACAAAAACTTCCCAAGCAAATCCCCGAACAAATCCCAAGCAACGGACAGCCAACAAAGCCAGTATTCATGCGGCTTTCAAGACTTTGCATTTTTCAATTTCCCAAGCAAATCCCACACACTTTCCCAAACAGTTCCCAAGCAAACCTCGCGCGCGGATATAAACTATATATATTAATATATTATAAGGGCTTAAAAAGGATATAAATAAAAGCGCGCGTGCGCGTATGCGCATACATAAATATTTTTATAAAATGGTGGTTGACATAATAATAATTCTGTGGTTTATAATATATCCATAGGGCGGCAATGATCCGCCGGAATAATTAAAGCGTGTATGTGCTAGCTCGCAGGCCTTGACCACATACAACGACCACGCAGCAGGCGTGCAGAGATCAGAGCAGACGGCTCCAGTCTATACGGTATCCACTCCGTAGGGCTGGAGCTTTATTTTTTTATTCGATCACTTCCAGGGATCCGGAAGACATGGAGCAGATCAGAAAGGACGTGGAGCCATGAAAGACAATACAGAGCTTGCATATAACGGAGCAAAGGTATATACGAATCGCATCCAGGAACTAGCAGACGAATTTATAAATAATCAACTGGACGATAAACAGCGTGAAGAGATGCCAAATAACTCTAATACTTTTATGGCTATGATATTATATATCTCTGATAATATCCCAAAGGTAGATAATAATGATATACAGCAGTTAGATAATATTTTTAATATATATACCAGATTATGCGTTAAATATAATATGTTACCTACTTTAGAATCGTTTAGTATGTTAATTAATATTAATCCTGGTACATTATCAAACTGGAGTAGTGGAGTATTAAGAAGTACAGTATATTATGACTCTGAAGGTAAGTATATAAAAGACTTTGCAGCATGGCAGTTGAACCACAGGGGCGAGCAGTACAGGGCGGAACCCAGTACAGCGCACAGCGAAGCGGTGAAAAAATGGAAAAATATTTGTAAAAATTTCTTGATAAATTCTCTGCAGAATTCCCGGGGAACTGATGCAAATAAAATATTTATTGCAAAAGCTGCTTATGGCATGGTTGAAACCGCACCGGTCCTGGTAGCTAATCCAGAGCAACACCGGACAGCGGAGCAGATCGCAGCAGATTACAGCACCGCCGGAGCTCTTCCCGGGGATGTCCAGCCGGATTTTTAAGGATCTATCGGCAATATGCACAAAGGTTTTAGGATGGGCGAAATTGAAAACCCCGAAAATATGGGAAAGTTCGCAAAATGGTATAAATGCGAACTTTTGAAAAGGGCACAGGATCAGACCGGGGGCGGGGGTCTACTGGAAACGGTCCCCGGGGCATAACTGAGCCCCTCAACCACTCAAAAATTAAAAAGGCCATCTTCCTACATAGAGACCATTAACTTACTGCAAACAATATCATTCAAACCACATCAGATAAAATTCAAAAGTTACGTTCGATAACAGGATTCAAAAATTTCAAAAAAACAAAAAAGACCATTTAGGAGACATAGCCGTGATACCATTCATTCAAAAAGATAAGGCTATTACAAAGGCTAGAAGATATTTTAAAAGATATGGATATCGTGTAGTTGGCAGTAAGACCACTAACGCCTATGTGTATGTAAAAGCTGTCAGCTATTTAAAAAATCCGGTTATTGGGAGAGTAAGTCTCAATACGGGCACAGTGGTAGCAATACTGAATGTAAATGGCTGCCCGGTAGAAATCACAGATGGAAAATACGATTAACAGGAGGAAACGCATGATTTTTTTACTCGTTATGCTATTTTGGATTTTATATACATTGCAGGCTCCGTGGTGGATGTATTTGCTATTGATCTTCCTGGGGATATGTGGAACTAAGGATTGAGGTTATAGCTTATGAAAATCTACGGTAAAGAGATCACGGATGAATGTCAGTACTGCGGTGATGTCCTTCAGTGTGAATTATTCCTTCAGGGGCATGGAATCAAACAGGAACGATCCAACATCACAGAGATGTTTGCCTGCCAGATGGATCATAACAATAAGCGCGATGGAAGCGCTTCAAACATGACTGGGAAAAAGAAGAAAGAGCTTCCGGAGGATGTAAAAGCAATTTATACTGCAGTCTGGAAAATCCATAAAGGCAATCCGTATCCTAAATCTGATGAAGACTGGGAGCAGATCAACCGGGAATGTAAGGTGTTGCTGAAAATGTATGATTGCCCGTTTGCACATAGACTGATTCAAGCGATGATTGCAGAAATAGAACGGCGTGTTAAAAAGGAGTCTTAGCTCAGTTGGTTAGAGCACCCGGCTCATAACCGGGCGACCCTGGGTTCAAGTCCCAGAGACTCCACTGTATTGCTTAGTCCATGAGCAATACCCCCTTTTATACCTCATAGCGGAATGCTGTTAAGAGCCGTCAATGGCTCGTGAGGGTTTTCCGGCTCCCATCCCACGGAGTCGGAGAGAGCAGTGTTAGTCCTGCTTTAACAACGATACGGCAAGCTCGGCATACGCGAGTAAATAGAGCATCAATCTTCAAAGCTGGCGGGTGGAACTACAGGCAGTCAAATGACAGAGATTGATTACCCTGCACGGCCCTTGCAGTCATAAGATGGGCGTAGGTGGTGGCAGAATGGTATTGCAGGCAAAGAAGCCAATCAGTAAGAGTGTTGCCGAGTGACAGGCGGACGATCACCCGTAGCCAGCAACAACACCTTTTCAGAAACTGATTTTGTGAGGTTCAAATCCTCACTCACCTATTTTCCATGATGACGCATGGATAGTGCAACGCATGGCACGATAAACATTATTGCTAACCGTCTGATGGCGGTTTCGGAACGTAGCTCGTTGGCAGGAGCGTTCAAGCGTGTGCTAATTCACGACATCTTAAGATGGAAAGTCGGGGGTTCGAATCCTTCCGTTCCGATGGTGCCGAGCTGATTTGATACTGTATGCGTAGCGCGGTCGTGTACAGAGATATGGAGTGAGGTGTCCGTGCATTTCGGGGAAGCGGCAATGATTGGCGGTGTTGCAGCTGACTGTAAATCAGTTTCCAAGTGGTAAACATTGGAGGTTCAATTCCTCTCTACCCCATGAGCGAAAGCATCCATTTAGTCCCGCGTTACCGGTTTGCGAGATTATCCTAGGTTATTTGGATGCGAGTAGTAAAAACTTAAACTGTGTCACAGCGGGTGTGGATTGGCGTCACAGCCGGCCGCATGTCTTTGATCGGAGTAAGCATGGTAGCAGAATGGTGGTTCAAATCCACCTGTGGGCATAACTCCAGCAAGAAAGGTTTCCGCCGCTTCTTTCCTAATGTTCTTGGCGATACAAGAAAATTCGGCAGTGTTCCCATAATGGAATTGGAGCCGGTTGCTATCCGGTCGGGCGTTTATTCGCCTTGTAGGTTCGAATCCTACACACTGCGCTAACTTACGACAGGGGTGAACCTTGCCGTAAGCGGTAGAAAGTCCGCATGAAATCATACAAAGTAGTGGCAAAGGTGATTTCAGATATGGCAGTTCCACTACACTGTCATATCTGTCGTATGTCCGGGTGGTGAGGGAGCGGTCTTGAAAACCGTTGGCTGTAAAAGGCTTGCAGGTTCAAATCCTGTGTACGGCGTTTCGATCTTTGATAATTGAATATTGACGGTTAAAGTGGTAAAATATTTATAATATAATACAAATGAGGAGGCTTTATGGACAAACGTTACCAGGTTTTTGTTAGCTCTACATTTGAGGATCTAAAAAAAGAAAGAAAAGCTGTGATAGAGGAACTTTTGAATGCGGGGTATATTCCGGCTGGAATGGAATTGTTTTCGGCATCAGATGATGAACAGTTTGAGTACATTAAAAAAATTATTGATAACTGTGATTATTACGTTATAATTATTGGTGCAAGGTACGGGACAATCAATAAATCCGTTGGAAAAAGTTTTACAGAACAAGAATTTGATTATGCAGTTGAAAAAGGAATACCTATTTTAGCATTTCTACATGGAGATCCGTATAATCTTCCTGCTGAAAAAAGGGAAGATAAAAAAAGAAAATTGCTGGAAAATTTCAGAAAAAAAGTTTTAACTGGTAGAGTTTGTAAAAATTGGTACACATTAACTGAGCTAGTAACATCAGTTATTATAAGTTTGTCGCATGAAGTAAATAATAATCCTCAAAGAGGGTGGACCCGTGGCGCTTTAAATAATGAATCATCGCAAATAAACGATGAACAAATACGTAATTTTCAAACGTTGGTAGAAAGTGTTCGGGAATCTTATAAAAAAGAGGATGTGAGCACTAGAAAAATTAAACTTGATGGTAAATTAGAAATTTTCGATGATGGAGCAAAATATATCAAAGCTTTTTTGCCAGAGATATATCAGATGCCAAGTTTTGAATTGTATTTAGAAATTGAAATAATAAAATATTCAGATAATGATTGGGCATATAACGCTAATCTGGTACGTTCTGGGGAAATTTTTAAATGTCCATCATTTCCTTTTACTATGGGCGAAATTGTTGCAAAGGAAGAATATGTTGTAAATTATGTTTTGACCCAAATAGAGAATGAGGAAATTGATTGGGCAAGAGAAATTCAAATATACGATGAATTTGTAGATTATGCAATGAAATATTATAATAGAGTGTATAACATTGAAAGAAAATAATCATTTTTACCAACCGTCAATATTCGATGGTTGGTATTTTTTTACGCAAAATGAGGTGTGAGTATGTGTAATTTTTGCAAGGATTACAGTGAAAACAGAATATTTGGTGCTGATATTCCTATCAACAAATGTGCCAATGAAACGGATTTAACAGATGCACAGATCATGAAGCATACCTGAGATAAAGTGCCAGGTATCGTGATTTATAAAGGATGTAAGGCAGCAGGATATTTTAATATTGCATTTTGTCCGATGTGCGGCAGGAAGTTGGTGAAGTGGTGAATCTTGCAGAAGCAAAGAAAAAGTATTATCCAACATACAAATATGCACTTGTTAGTGTCAATAGTCACAAACTGCATTCCCTTTATGTTGATAGAGAAACAGCTGAGGAAGAAAGAAATGATTTATGGAAATGTTATGGTGCTGTGCTAATTGTTATTGATTTGTCAGAGGTGGAAGAATGAAACCATTAGAAGAAATATTTTTCAGAGCCTGCTTAAATGAGCAGATAAGAAAATTTCATACAAAAGATAGGGAATTTAGTGTAAGGGCAATAGGTAACATCTTTGAAAGATTAGGATTCTCGTACAAGCAGTTAATGTACTACGTTAAAAAATGGTCAGATAAAGGCTTTTACGATTATGGTGTTTCTCTTGATTTGGGTTGGTTTGAATTTAACAAATTGACCGGAGAATATAAGCGAATATATGAAAAAATAGCAAGCGTTGATGATTGGAAAGATGAAGAGCTTGCAATATATATCCTTAAAGCAACGTATGACAGTAGGTGTATAACAAATTATGTGTTGAAAGAAAGATTAGGCATTGGGAAAGATTCGGATTTTTTTAATCCGCATGGAGAGTAAATTTTTATGAGCATGGCAGGAGTAATTGAATCAATAGAGCGTGACGCATTCGCACAGTATATGAATCCACCGGAGAAGCCGGACGGATTGAAAGACTGTCGTTGTAGTCGCTGCAACCGTCTTTTAGGCAAATTCAACGGACAGGCTGAAATCAAATGTCCAAAATGCGGGAAAATCAATAGAATCGGAGTAGAACGATGAAATTTTGTTTCGGAGATATTGTTGTTGTCGAGGAAAATCAGATAGGTGTTGTGGTTAAAAGCTGGTGTAAATCACTCTTAGGAGCAGAAGCAAGTCATGATGTGTATGTGAGAACGACAGGACAGATTGTAAATTACCTGGAATCGCAGATACAGAGGTATATGGTACGCCATAAATATCTTGATGAACAGGAAGTCGAGTGGAACAATAATGCCGTATATGGCAGATAAATATAGCATTTCAGAGCACCAGTCGTAGAATGCCTACGCAGAGAGCCAAATTTCCAAAATGTAAGGAAAGGAGGCTCTTTTTTTCGTGGTATCAGCACAAAATAAAGCGGTGGTGGATGCCATCAAGAGATCGGATCTGAACAGCTACAAAGCACTGAGCGATCTGTTAGATATGGCCAAGGTGATTGCGGATCCCGAGGGGGATCATGATCTTGCCTATGCACTGAAGCTTACAAATTTCATAAAACGGAAGATTCCAACACTGCCATCGTCCATCGTGTTGAATCAGCTGTACTGGCAGGCTATGAAGTTCGAAGCACCGCACCGGTTTGAAAGTTTCCTGCTGTATATGGAGAAGAACCGATTTCCGAAGAAACGATTTTACCAGCCGAGAGCAAAGACGCTTCATGTGGTGGTCGAAGACCTTCAGGATCTTGAAGACGGACTGATTGAATTCTACGGACTGTCTCTTCCTCCGCGAGTCGGCAAGTCCACGGTGTGCATTTTCTTCCTTGCATGGTGTGCCGGCCGGCATCCGGATTTACATAATGCTATGGGTGGACACTCCGGAATCCTGGCAAAGGGATTCTATAAAGAGTTCCTGAACCTGATTACGTCACCGGAATATACATACAATGAGATATTTCCCAACGTAACATTGGAGAGCAAATCATCGGATGAATACACGGTGAATCTCAATGATCCGGACAGATTCGCGACACTTACCTGCCGTGGTATTGATGGAACTTGGACCGGTGCGGTTGATATTTCTGCCGGCGGCTATCTGTATGTGGATGACCTTATCCGGGACAGAACAGAGTCATTAAGTCCAATCCGACTGGAAAATCGTTATCAGGACTATCTCAATGTCATGGTTGACCGTAAGAACGACGGTGCCAAGGAATTGATGGTAGGTACCAGGTGGTGTGTTGCAGATCCGTTAGGACGGAATGAAGAGAAGTTCAAGGGGAATCCAAAGGCACGGTTCCGGAAGATCCCTGCACTGAACGAAAAGGATGAATCCAACTTCAATTATGATTATGGTCTTGGATTCTCCACAGAGTATTACAAGAACCTGCGTGACAGGTTAGATAAAAATGAGTGGATGGCTAAGTATCAGCAGAGACCGTTCGTAAGAGAAGGACTGATATTCCCTATCGATGAATTGGAATATTACAATGGTGTTCTTCCGGATGGTGATTGTATCACAGCGGCAGCTTGTGATGTTGCGTGGGGCGGCGGAGATAGCCTGTCAATGCCATTTGGGAAATTGTTCGGTAGTGCTGATGACGGTCCTATATATATTCCGGACTGGATATTTAATAAAGGGGATAAATACGTTACAAAACCTCTTGTTGTGGCAAAAACGATGCAGCAAAAGCCAAATATTGTGCGTTTTGAAGCTAACAACGGAGGAGATGAGTATGCTGAGGATGTTGACCGGCTATTAAGGGATCAAGGATATAAAACCAATATCTCTTGGGCAAAAGCAAGTAATCAAGTTGGAAAGATGGCGAAGATCATCCAATATGCACCGGATATAAAACGAAGATTCAGATTTCTCAAACCGGAGCTACAGAGTGATGAGTACAAGGATGCTATGGAAGAGCTGGGGATGCTTACCCAGGTTGGGAAGAATGAGCATGAGGATAGCGCGGATGGATTAGTGCAACTTTTCCAACTGTTTGACGGTGGAATGACCCAAATTGAGATTTTGAGCCGAGCAGAACTGGGAATATAGGGAGGAAACTATGGTTATAACGAGGGAATATTTGACACGGTATGCTTATTTAGAGAGTTATATTAAGTCTGTTAAACGTAGATTAAAATATTACGAGACGCATCCACTGCAGGCCACACATGGAGTTGTGACAGGATCAAGAAGAGAGTTCCCATACATACAATGCCATTTTGTAATATCTGCACCAAGCATCAAGTCAGATGAAGAAAGAAAAATGGCGATAAACCAACTTAAAATTGATTTAGCTGGCAATCAGCAGCTGTATGAAGATATGCAAATGGATATAGAATGCTTTATTGAAGGACTGAAAGATATTGAGGACAAGACTATTCTACGGTTGAAATACATAGATAGGCTGACGGATGAAAAGATTGGTCGGGAGTTAGGGTATGATCGGAGTAGCATTTCCAAGAAAATAGATAAAATTTTGGAAAAAGTACAGGTTTCACACAATTCACAACCATGAAATGTTAATATGTTACTGTGAAATAGTGCATGAGGGCACCGGACGATGGTTCGGTGCTTATTTTATTGGCTGGAGGTGAACGCAGTGGAGCTTTTCGGAAGACGACAGATATTCTGTGATAAATCCGTAATTGATAAATCAAATATTCTTGAAGTCCTCGGAGATGCTTATGCTATTCACGAACAGAATAGAAGAGAAATGCTTTATCTGTTTGATTATGTAAAAGGTAGCCAGCCGATTCTCGACAGAGAAAAGAAGATTAGACCGGAAATCAACGAAAAGGTCGTTGACAATATGGCATCTGAAATTTTGGAATTTAAGCTCGGCTATGAGTTTGGTTCGCCTATTTCATACGTCCAGAGGGCACGGAAAGATATTAAGAGCAGAAATGCCCTTTTTTCTTTTATTAAAAAGCTGTTTACATCCGAGGAAAGCAAGAAGGAAGATTTGAGGGTTGCGGCACTCAATGAAATGATGGTTGAGGAATGCAAGGCTGCAAAGGATTTGATGCTTGCAAAGGATGTTAAGACCTGTGGTGTTGGCTACCGGCTGATTCTTCCGAAGAGGATGAAGACAGGCGTTTCTGTATTTGATATTCTGGTATTGAATCCTATGAACACATTCGTGGTCTATAGCAACGATGCATACCGGGAAGCGATTCTGGGAGTTTCATATTTCCCACACAAGGACGGAAGCGTTACCTTTGGATGTTATACAAAGCAAGCCTATTTTAAGATTGGAATGGGAGTAACAAAAAGTTTTGACAGCTGGTTTGAAGAAAAAGCAAACACGTTAGGCGAGATTCCCATTATTGAATATATAAACGATTATGACCGCATGGGGTGTTTCGAGAGGGTCATTCCACTTATGGATGCACTGAACACCATTGATTCGGATCGGGTTAATGACATTGCCCAGCATATACAGAATATCCTGTGGGGCGATAATGTGGCGCTCGATACAAATCAGTATGCAGAGCTTCGTAACCAAGGTCTGATTCTTACAAAATCCGAACAGGGCAGAACGGCAACACTGAAATACCTTGAATGTGTGCTTAATCAGTCGGAGAACCAGACGCTTGTTGACTATGTGGAGCGCAAGATTGAAAAGATTGCTCATATTCCGAACCGTTCGGAGCTTTCTGGTGGAAGCACCGGAAGTGCAACCAATATGTCTACTGGCTGGATGGATGCGGAAACAGATGCCAAGGCCAAGGAACAGATTTGGATGGCCTCTGAACGCAAAGAGACCGCAATTATTCTGAAGATTCTTAAAACCAGCAATGAAGTTGATGCGGATATTGTTGAATTAAATCTTTCAGATATTGAGATTAAGTTTTCCCGGTCACGTACATATGATCTGGCTACGAAGTGCAATTCACTTGCGACCTTAATCAACATTGGAATCGATCCACTTCGGGCAATCGAGATTGTTGGACTGTTTACGGATCCTCAGCAGGTGGCACTTGATTCTGCAGAACGAATTGATCAAATTCTGTTTAAACAGGATAGCAACAATACGTCAGAGAAAAAGACACAACCAGATATCACAGATCAACCGTCGAAGGTGTCTGTATCAGATGAATAATTGGTATTTTGAGGGCCTAAAATAGGCTCTCTTTTTATACCGTCAGGAGATTGACGAAAATAGCGCAATAAAAAGCAGAGAAGCTAAAACGCAAATTTAACGGAGAGAACCGTACAAACGCAAGGAGGATTTATGGCAGATTTAAAGGTTTTATTAGGCGAGGCGTACAAAGAAGATATGACTTTGGAGGACGTTAATGCTGCCCTGGCAGAGAAAGAGTTTATCAGTAAAGATTCCCTTTCGGAGTATGTCCCTAAGAATATTGCCGACAAATATGCAACTGAGGCAGCGGACTATAAAAAGAAATGGAAAGCTGCAGCAAGCGAGCAGGAACAGAAGCAGATCGAGGAAGCAGAGCGACAGGCGCAGATCGAGGAAGAGTTAAAAACTCTTCGGCGTGCATCTAAGGTCTCTGAGTATGAAAAGCAGCACTTAGCGCTGAAGTATGATGAGAAGGATGCTAAAGAGATTGCCGAGGCACTTTGTGATGGCGATATGGATACGGTGTTCCGGCTGCAAAAGAAACATGAGGAAGCGCTACAGAAAACGATCAAGGCTGACCTGATGAAGAATATGCCGACTCCTCCCGCAGGAAATCAGGCAAACGTAGACTACAGCAAACAGATTGCAGAAGCGCAGGCGAGCGGAAACATGGTTCTCATGGCTTCGCTTATTCGACAGCAGGCTGCGGTAAATGCAAACAATCAGTAAAGGAGAATGAAGAATTATGGCAGATGTATATGCAATGAGTGGTAACACTCCCAATTATTCTGGCATGCTCTTTAATAAGGGCAATACCAAGACCCCTTTTTCCACTATGATCGGTGGTAAGAGAAAGTACACAGATCACACAGAATTCGTAACCGGACAGGAATATGAGACTGCAACAGGTAGTCAGCCCCATATTTCTGAGGCACAGTCTCTTACAGCACCGGAAGCGTCCGTAGTTGCAAGAGATCAGAAAACCAACGTAACACAGATTTTTCAGGAAGCTATTGGTGTTTCCTATGGAAAAATGTCCAATATGGGAACTCTGAGCGGTATGAATGTTGCTGGTCAGATCGCAAATCCCATTTCTGAAGAAGACTTTCAGGTTGCAGCAAAAATGGCTAAGATCGGTCAGGATATCGAGTATACGTTCCTTAATGGTAAGTTTCAGAAGTCCAACAGTGATACTGTGCCCAACCAGTCCAGAGGTCTGCTGGAGGCGATTACTTCTAACATCATCGATGCAAACGGTAAAAGACTGTCCTTTATGCTTCTGTGTGAGGCATTAAAGAGCATTAAGGAATCCAACGGTGATATTACAAACATTGTTCTTGGTTTGGATTCCACCAGCAGATTACAGCTGAATGCTGACGCTGTTGCGAATGGCCTTACCATTGTAGAGAGTGGAAGAGATATTAACGGTATTGCTGTTGATAAGGTTCGTACACCTCTGGGAATTGTTTATCTGAGAGATCTGTTCTATCTTCCTAACGGTACAGTTGTTTTGTTTGATCCGCTTATCATGGCTCCTGTTGAACAACTGGTACCTAAAAAAGGTAATTTCTTTGTGGAAGAACTGGCAAAAGTCGGCGCAGGTACCAAGAAGCAGATCTTCGGTCAGATCGGTCTCGATCATGGTCCCGAATGGTATTCTGCGAAGATTACCGGGTTGTCTACTGCAATGCCTACTGATAATGATATGGCACGCAGAGTATTTCAGGTAAGTGCAGATTCTACCCATGCTGCGGAGCTGACGGCATTAACTGTAACCTCCGTAGCTGGCACGGCAACTGGTGATACCAAGATTACTGTTTCTCCGGCAAAGGGCGAGGGCAATTCCTATAAGTACAAGGTAGCTGATGATGAGACCGCTGTAACAGCTGGGCAGAATGTGAAAACTTGGACGGCTTGGGATGGCAGCGCAGATATTACCGCAGCAACAGGTAAGGTAATTACCGTTGTTGAGTGCAACAGCAACTATGCAGCTGTGGGCGCAGGCTATGCAACTGTGACGGCTAAGGCGCAAGTATAGGAGATCTGGGATGGAAGAGCTTTTGAAAGAATTGAATAGTGATTTAGGAGCTGAACTGGCTTCTGAACTGCACGAGGATTCCGACAAGGCTCTTCTGTCCTCAAAGGTCAAAGGAGCCTATTATGCGGTAAGGCGCAAACGGAATTATCAGGAACACCATACAGATGAGTTCATTGACAGGGATATGAAATCCATGTATGACATCATTCGGGATCTTGCAATGTATGACTGGAACCATATCGGAGCTGAGGGGGAGACGAGCCACAGCGAAAATGGAATCAGTCGCACATGGAATCCGAGAGAGAATATTTTAAGGGAAGTGGTTCCATTTGCAACGGTTATTCAGAAAGGTTAAGGTGATCCGAATATCTCCCAGCCGCGGGTAGGCGGTAAAGAAGATTGAGCGTGGCGAAAGCTGCAGGCGGCGCACGATAGAGTGGTGGAGGGAAGTGCGCCATATTTCTATTTTGGAGGGAAAGGCAATGGATTTCAAGAAAGCATATGAAGCACTCAAACAGGGTGCTATGATTAAATGCCAAGAATGGGCTGGATATTGGAAATAGGAAGATAATTCCATTAAGATGTACTGCAAGGACGGCAGAATCCTTGATATTCGCGAGACAGAGAATGTTGATTACACTCTCAATTTTATTCTTCGTGATGATTGGGAGATTGTCGGCGAAACTGATGTAAAGGATTTGGATATTCAGACATTCACATTCGGTGAAGCAATCCGCAGACTGAAAGCTGGACAGAAAGTTGCCCGCAAGAGGTGGAATGGTAAGAAACAGTACATTCAGCTTGCAACAGGCATTTCCTATGTAGCGGCAGAAGGCGAACTTGTGAACTGTGAGCATGACGCAATTGGAAATAAGGCAATCGCTTTTGTTGGAACATCCGGGGTTCAGATGGGATGGCTTGCATCACAGGCAGATATGCTTGCCGAGGACTGGATCTTAGCAGAATAAATTCTTGTAGTAGTTCTCTTTTTGTCGTATAATGGCGGTAAAAGGGGATGAACATAATGGTTGATTATCTTAAATCTGTAATAAGTAATGATGAGTGGCTTATGACAGTGATACTTTTTGCTGTATCATTAGCCGGAGTTTTATCGGCGACTCTTTCGACATATAAATCAAAACAAAAAATTGATTTACAAATGATAAAGCATGAGGCTTATGAGGTTGATAAGGCTATTCAGAGTATTAACATGCTATATAAAGATACCTCAGAATGAAAAGGTAAAAAGACCGATGATAAAAACGTGCTAAATATGATGATGGATAATGTAAGCGAATTAAGAGAGTATTATGTTATAAGCAAGCAACAGGCAAGAAGATCCTTCTCAGCAGCACTCTTCATATGTTTTTTGGGAATTTTTATTTATTTGTTAGGAATAATTGCGTATATTGTATTGGATAAGAATATATCAATTATTTCTGTAATAAGCGGAACGGTTGTAGAGGTAATTGCGGGATTGTTTTTCTGGTTATACAGAGAGGCAACAAAACAGCTTGGTGTTTATCATCAAAGATTGGGGTCTACAGAAAAATATTTGACAGTGATGCAAATTATTAGGGAAATGCCAGAAGATAAAAGGGTAGAAGCTTTTCAAAATCTTACAATGGCGATTTTAACTGACAATAGAGAAATTATTTCTCATGAAAAATAAATTGTTTGGAATTATTGTATGCGCTCACTAAAAAAGAATAAGCAAAAGCTGTACTACGCAACGTACAGTGATGAAATCCCCGTCTATGAAACGGATGAGGATGGAAAAATAAAATACACCGAGGTTGACGGAGAACTGGTTCCGATTCCGATAGGTATTATGGCAGGCTATAACAAGCCTGTCATTTTTTATGCCAATATTGCGAGATCCGGCGGCGAAGCAGAAGCCAAGGAGTATGGCTTTGATATCGGCTCATATCAGGCAATTTTATCTTCATCGGATAAATTCTTGCCTATTACGGAAACGAGCCGGATTTGGCATGAGAGAGAGCCACAGTACCATGATGACGGTTCGGTTGACGGGGACAGCGCAGACTATTCTGTCCTGGCTGACAAATCGTCTTTGAACGTGAAGAAATTCTTGCTGAAGAAGCTGCCGAGAGGAAATGAGTGATATGGAAAACAGAAAAATCAATATCCTTGGAACTGAATATCGGATTGAATTTCGGAAAGAAGATGAAGATACCATTTTGAAAGACTGTAATGGTTACTGTGATGTGACTGTTAAGCTGATTGTGATATTAGCAGAACCGAACAAAGAATGTGACTATGAGGACTTTTCGTTTATTCAGAAAAAGACTTTACGGCATGAAATTGTCCATGCGTTTCTGACGGAAAGTGGCTTATTCAACAACACCTACAATGTAGATGCCGGATGGGCGAAGAATGAGGAAATGGTTGATTGGTTCGCAATCCAGTCTCCAAAGATTTTTAAGGTGTATTCGGAGTTGGGATTGCTGGAAGGATGTTCTGCTTCAAAGACAACGATGACAGCAGAAGCTACTACCATAATTACGGCATGCGGAAATGTCAGCGAGGTTATGAAGGTATTGAACGGATGCACCTTGGAGGGCAAGAAGGGTGAGTAAGAAGATATCGTTTGGCTTGTCCGTGAAAGAGATTCAGAACGCTATCAAAGAGATTAAGGCATATCAGAACAGCCTTGATGGGAAATGCGAAGAATTGTGTCACAGATTGACCGCAGAGGGCATATCTATTGCAAAGGTTCACATTGGTAGTAGCGGTTTTGGCAAGTATGTTCGGCTGTCCTCGGAAATCACACCGGAGAAAGCCGGATGCAAGGCAATCTTTTTCATGGAAGATTCGCAGAAGATTGTGAGCAAATGGCAGAATCAGGATGGTGTGCAGAGCAAAGAAATCTCACCGGCACTCATGTTAGAGTTTGGTGCTGGACTTCCGGCACAGAATCCGGCAAATATTCCGGGCGTGGGAACCGGAACATACGGCACGCACGGCAATGAGCCGGGATGGTGGTACATGGATCTGGAAGGGAAATGGCATTATGCAACTGGTGTTTCCCCGAAGATGCCGATGTACAACGCTGGTAAGGAATTGAAAGACAAGGTTGTGGAGATTGCAAGAGAGGTGTTCAAAAATTAAGGAATATCCGAGGTGGTAAATTTCGTTGCAACCACGCACCCTATGGGTTAAAAGAGATGCAGGAGCTGCGACGCCTGCTGGATAAGTTTGGAGGTATGATGGCTGGGTTCGATTGGAATGAGTTCTATACAGTCTTTGAGAAAAAGATGAAAAAAGCATATCCGAAGTGTACAGTCGGTCGCTACGTAACACCGAAGAACACACAATTTCCGTATTTGGATGTTTCCCTGGGGGATAATTCCGGCGGCAATTATGACCTACGGGGAAATGAGGGAAGCCAGCGCCCTCTGATCGTCATTACTGCCTATGCTACCGGATCCGCAGCAGACGGGATCTGCAATGCAATGAGCCAGGCGGCAAAGAAGATCATGTTGTCCTATGGATTCCAGTGCCGTGGCGGACCTATACCGGTTGCCAATGCATCAGACCCGAATATTTCCCGGTGGGTAGGAAGATACCAACGGACATTTGGCAGTGGAGATACACTGCAGCAATTTAATTAAAACCCATCGAAATCGAGGGGGGTAGATAAACGCAACAGAGAGCCGAAAGGCTCTTATTTTTATACCGGTTACCGGACAGGTAATCGCTGACCGCAGAAAGATAGCGGTAGAAAGTGAGGAAAAGATGGCAGAACAGGCTTTATCAACCATTGGGGTGGTATTTGGCTGGGGTATTGGTACTTTAACCACACCACCTACATCATGGAAGGAAATTGAAGAGTGCATCAGCATTGGTGGCGTAGAGGTAACCAAAGATAAACTGGATGCAACTCCGTTGAAGTCCAAGAAAAAAAAGTATACCGGAGGTCATGAGGACACCGGTGGTGAGTTGCAGACTGTATTCAATAACACGGATACTTTCGACAAACAGTGGGAAGAGATGCTGGAGGCTTACGAAGGAAGAACAGCTACACAGTGTATGTGGTTCTGCTCATATCATCCTAAGAAAGCTAAGATGAATGTGTACATTGTTGAGCCCGGATCACTGCCCGCACCTGAGTATGCAGTAGGAAATGTGTTGCAGTATACGATCAACAATACTTTGATAGATTTACCGGATAGTATCACCGCAGTGGAGCCTACAGCGCCTGGAGCCGGAGGCTGATAAAAATAAGTAAGCAAGGAAAACGGGGCGGTCTTAGGACTGCCCCTTCCCCTATAAACAGGGAGAAAGGGAAGAAATATGAGAACTATTACTGTAAACGGAACTGAATTAAACATGGTATTTACTTACGCTGCGGCAGAGTGCAAGGAACTGGTGCAGAGAATGTTCAGCGTAGTGTCTGGATCTTATATTTTGAAAAATAATAGTGAAAACAGGGCAGAAGCGGTGTTGGATGGTACAGCAGAGATGGTTGCAGAGATCCCGCAGATCTGCAGTATTGCATTCTACGCAGGCTTGCTGGAAAAGAATCCTGCTTCCTTTGAAGATGCAAGATCCATGATGCGCACCTATATGGAAGAGAATGAACTGTCCTATGCTGGATTGTACAAGCAGATCAAGGCATGGATGGAGGAAGACGGTTTTTTCAAGCTGTCCGGTCTGACGGAGATGTTGGAGGAAATGAGTCAGAATGCGGAAGAGAAGATTTCGAAGCAGCCCAAGGCTCCGCAGGATCACCGGAAGAAGTCAACTTCCACAAAATAATCTGGGAGGATCACTTCCCGCTGGCGTATGCCATAGGAATCTCTTTGGAGGAATTTGAGCATATGACCCCAACAGAACTGGGGTATTGCCTAAAAGGTTATGAAATGCGCCGGAAGATGCAGGACAGGGCAGTGTGGGAATATTTCGGCACCTATGGTTTGTCTGCTGTTATGACGGCGGTAGAGCATTGTCTGGCAGGCTCCAAAGCGGTATCGAAGTATATCGAGAAACCAAATCTGCAAGATGGAACATTGCAGAGCAGACCGCTTACGGAAGAGGAAAAAATGTTAGAAGTAGATAAGTTCTTTGCACAGGAAGAAGCAAGAAGAATTAACTGGCGGAGAACACATAAAAAAAAGACGGAACAGCAGGGCGGCGATGTGTCATAGCATTGCCGTTTTTTATGACATTTACTATTTCTGCAACCTGTGATATGATGAAGGTGTGGAGGTAATGCCTATGGTATGCAGATACTGTGGATACGATATGGGTAGTGATGAATTGCTTCTCTGCCCGAAGTGTTTTAAAAGCACGGAACTGAATGAAGAAAATATGAAAAACATATCTGCTACAATACGGCAGATGAAACCAAAGAGAAAGAAATCAGTAGTGCATGATTATTCGGAGGAAGAGATTCTTGCCTTAGGGTTATACCCAAAGGATGAAGGATACAAAATGAGCCTGATATCCCGGATACTTGGCAAATAATATATAGAAATCAGAAGGAGCGGTTTTTCCGCTTCTTTTTTTGTACTGAAAATTACCGGCTATTGAATGGATGATAGTCGCTGACTTATAACAATTAGAAAGTTGGTGAGTTCGTGGGAACAGAAATTGACCGCTTAGAAATAGAGGTTGAGGCACAGGCCACAAAAGCGAATAATGCCTTAGATAAACTAGTTGGAAAACTGGAACGACTCGCCGGATCCCTTGGTAATATCGATGGAAATGCCCTTACGGGACTTTCGAAGGGTATCGATAGCCTGAGCAATTCCATGCAGGGAATGAAAAATGTTGGAACGGCTGACTTTACCAGACTGGCTAAGAATATATCACAGATCGGAAGCGTAGATACTTCCGGCATAAATAAGACGGCAAATGCGATTAACCGCATTTCCTCATCTTTAGGACAGTCGGAATCTGTGATAAATGGTGCAGCAGCGATTGGAGAACTTGCAAAGGGTATATCTAAGCTGGGAAATAAGAGCGTTATCACAGCTATCGACAATATGCCGAAGCTGGCAACGGCATTAAACAGCATGATGAATACTCTGTCTAAGGCTCCTACGGTTAGCAGTAATCTGATCAATATGACTACTGCACTGGCAGGATTGGCGAATCAGGGCAGCAAGGTAGGAAGTACTACCCGAAGCATGACAAGCAGCCTTAATGGCTATTCTGCGAGCGCACAGAGGGCATCTCAGAGCAGTAAAGGCCTGGCATCTGTATTCGGATCACTATACGCAAATTTCTTCTGGGTAAAGCGTGGAGCGGATAAACTCTGGAAGTCCATTGAGACCTCTATGGACTATGTGGAGACTCTGAACTATTTCGATGCTGCCTTTGGACAGGTTGCAGAGAGTGCAGTCTCCCAGTGGGAAGACGCAGGAGCAGAATCAGCGGAAGCCTATTATAAGTCGTTCAGTGACCGTGCGAAACAGCTTACCTCTAAAATGACCGGGTTCTCTGTGAAAGACGATGGAACCTTACAGGCAACGGGGCAGCCCAGTCTTGGTATTGATCCCGAGAAGCTGATGAACTATCAGGCCACCTTCGGTCAGATGGCATCCTCTATGGGAGTTACCGCAGAGACATCATTGAAGCTGTCGCAGGCTCTTACAGAAATCGGTGGAGACCTTGCATCCGTAAAGAACCTTGATTTTGACAAGGTTTGGAATGATATGGCATCCGGCCTTGCCGGAATGAGCCGTACACTGGATAAATACGGTGTTAATATCCGTAATGTAAACTTACAGCAGAAGTTATATGAACTTGGTATTCAGGCAAATATCACGGCGCTGAATCAGAACGACAAGGCACTGCTCCGGGCAATCATCCTGTTAGACAGCACCAAGTATGCTTGGGGAGATTTGGCTACTACGATCAACCAGCCTGCAAACCAGTTGCGATTGATTGAGAGCAACTTCCAAAACCTGTCCCGGACCATAGGCAATCTGTTTTTGCCGATGGTATCTAAGGTATTACCATATGTCAATGCTATGGTGATTGCCTTACAGAGATTGGCTACATGGCTGGGAAATCTGCTGGGAATTGATCTTAGCAAAGTTACATCATCCGTAGCAGAGAGCAGTTTCGATTTCGGATCCATTGCCGATGAAGCCGAAGCGGCCACGGAAGCAGTCAATAAGCTGCAGAAGGGTATCCGTAAGTTTGATGAACTGGATGTGATTACTACATCTTCGGGATCCTCTTCCGGCAGCGGTGGTTTAGATTCCGGGCTGTTGGATGATGCTTTCAACAAATCCTTCGAGGAATATCAGAAAGCATGGGATGAAGCCTTTGCTAACATGGAGAATAAGGCACAGGATCTGGCCGACAAGATCGAGGAATTCTTCGCACCGGTGAAGAAAATTTTCCAGGATTTGTTTGCCGGTGACTTTTTTGCCGCCGGACAGGATACCTCTAAGTTGGTGGCCGGAATCTTTAACTGGTTCGCCGATGCAATTGCGGCGGTGGATTGGTATAAAATTGGTCACAATATCGGAGAATTCCTTGACGGGATTGACTGGATAGATGTATTTAAGGCTGTAGGTCGTTTTATGTGGGAGGGGATCAATGGAGCGTTCGAACTGTCAGCTGGTCTTTTCGATGCAGCACCTATTGAAACAGCCATTATTACAGCAGTTGGACTGATGAAATTTACCAAGTTAGGAAAAATTGTAGCAACTAAGATTTCAAAAGCTATAATGGGAACAAGTCTTATCGTAGCAATTACTAAGGCATGGAAGTCTTTAGGTGGTTTTGGAGGAATTCTTACCACTGATGTTGCTACAATAATGGGAGCTGGAACGCTTACAGAGATTGGAATGACTGTAGGCGCAGGAATCATCGGAGGAATTGCGGCTGCATTTGTTGGATATAACTTTGGAAAAGAAATTGGCAGTTGGATATTCAAGGATGATAAAGATCTTTATGATAATTTTTCGTGGTTAGGAGAAGGAGGATTCTTTGATACCATAATTAATACAGATATACCGACATTAGCTGATGCGTGGAGACGTATGGTTGTTGATATGTCTGGCATGAATGGAGTTGTCGATACTGCTTCAGATAAAGTAAGTAAGTTGGTTGATTTATTTAATAATAGTAAAATAGACATAACAGATACATTCGGACTTGCATCGGCATTAAAGAACATGGGGCCACTTGTAGAAAATTGGTATCAGAATAAAGTCGCACCGTGGTTCACAAAGGAAAGATGGGAATCATTAGGAAGTAACATCGAAAAAGCACTTTCTGAAAAATGGACTGCATTTTCATCTTGGTGGCAAAATGTAGGCGGAGCCGAATGGTGGAAAAGCGTACAAGAATTATTTACAGAAGATAAATGGAATTTTCCTGGTATTAAGAACGGATTTGAAAAAGCATGGAATAATGCTGTTGCAATGGTAAAAAATATATGGTCTGACTTCGCAGACTGGTTAAACCGTAAACTCAATTTTTCGTGGGATGCAGTTAATATTACAGGAAAAGAAATAATTCCAGCTGGATCAATAGATTTAGGTAAAATTCCTAAATTTGAAAATGGAGGATATGTTCCCAAAAGTTTCAGTATGTTTATGGCTGGTGAAAATGGAAATCCTGAATTAATGTTCACAAAAGGCGGAAAGACTGGTGTTGCACCTCCCGAGGAAATTACCGGTATCATCAGCGCAATAGTTAATAGCACCCAGCAGGAGATGGAAATTTTACGACAGCAGAATGAATTACTTAGAGGAATTCTTAATAAGCAGTTCGGAATATCTACTGACGATATAGGGAAAAGTGCAAGAAAATATGCTCATGAATATTACAGAAGAACAGGAGAACCGGCATATACATGGTGACAAAATTGATAAAATGTGATATTTTTGACTCATAATAAGAAACCAAAGATAAAAAGGGGGAGCTTTATGAAACAGAGTGGTTTTGGAATCGCATCTTTAGTACTGGGAATAATTAGTATTGTGACGGTATGTATAGTTATAGGCATTGTTCCTGCAGTACTGGGATTGATTTTTGCTATCATTGCATTGTGTCAAAAAAATAAGAAAAAAGAAACTGCTATAGCGGGACTTATTTGCTCGGTGGTAGGCATTGCACTGTTTATCGTAATAGTAATTATTGCAAATAGTGGTAACAGTGATAAAACGACTGCTTCTGCTACACAGGAAACGGTAGCAGAGGTTGAGAAATTAAATACGCCGGAACCAACAGCAGAGCCAACACCTACAGAAGTTCCTACACCTGAGCCAACACCGGAACCGGTCACACAGTTTGAGTATGAGGGAATGACGGTAAAATATTTAAGGCATGAAGTAATGACGGATTCTGTAGGTCAGAAGGTACTGGTAGTATATTATGATTTTACAAACAATTCAGACGAAAATCAGACTTTTGATTATGCGTTCTCCGATAAGTGCTTCCAAAATGGTGTTGAGGTAGAACCTTCTTACTGGCACGCAAATGAAGAATCAAAGAACAGCGGTAAGGAAATAAAGCCAGGAACGACATTGGAAGTGGCATCTTCCTTTGTACTGGGTGATTGCATGGATGATGTGGAATTGGAAATTGAGCCGTGGATAACACTAAAAGAAAATATTCTCTTCTCAAAAAATTTGGAACTGGAATAAAGAGATAAGTGGCTCCTATGCGGAGTCCCTTTCTGAAAGTGTCATTTCGATATAATAGCATATCTACTTCGATAAATCGAAAGACAGGAGCTATTGAAAAATTACGGATTCTGTAGGACAATGGTAATATAATAAAACCGTGAATACGGGGAAAGTACAGGGGATAAAGGTATGAAAGCAGTTCTATATTGTTCCAAAATTAATCTGGCATCGCAGGAATTGTATCAGGTTTATCAGAACAAAGATGTATTAACAAAAATACTTAATATTTTATTAGGCGATTTAACTCCTGATATTGTATATGAGGAAATTGACAAGTTTGATAATGAAAATGGTGAAATAATTACCAAAACAATAAAGTACAAATTATCTATTAGTGAAAAAACAGCGGACTATGTGTATGGCCATTTGTGCAAAGACTCAATGCTGTATTATAAAACATTTAATGAGAAAACAAAGGAGTCAGAAACTCAGTCTACGCCGTATACGGAATCTGTACAATTTTATTTTGATGTGTTTAATGAGTTGATAGTTTTCCATACAGCTAGTAGGCTTGGATATAGAGAATTTAATACAGCAATGGAAGGCATAATTAATAGTGCTTTGGCTGAAAATAATCATGATTTCAGATTTAGAGTTTCTTTGAGAACAGAAGGAATGGAAATAAAGGAAATTGAGGAAGAACTGAAAAAGATAGATAATATATATGAACTTCGTTTCCGCTTCCAGCCGCCTAATCCTGATTCAGAGACTTTAGATAGAATTAGGGAAAATGGAGAAAAATTTTTAGATACCATGGAAGATGCTAATGCAACCAGAGTTAGTCATATATTTGAAACTAAAGGTGGGAGAGGACTTAATCTTAACTCGGAATTGATAAAGGAAAATATAGATAATATAAAAAACATGAGCAGTGTTACTGGGGAAAAAGATGCTTTTGGAAAAGGATATGCTGCTGTTGATGCGATAGATGCACACGGAAAGAAATATACAACTGACGATGCAAAACCATTTAAGGTAGAAGTAAAAAGTTTGGATCATTTCATTCGTGATTGCAAAAGGCTGATTTCAAGCATACTGTAACGAGGGTTAATCAATGCACAAATTTATAGAAGGACATGAAAGAGATATTATAAATATCAAAGAGAGTGAAACTCAAATTGCCTTATTTCTTAGCCTAGTATTATGTGTCATGCTCTATTTGATAGGTTTCTATAATGATATAAGTGAATATGCTGATTTGTTACAAAATATAATGATATGCCTTATTGGTGGATTCATTGGGATGACAGGATTTTCTCTTGCCGGTATGACAATGATGGTTAGCCTATTTAATAAAAAACAAATAGAGTTAATAGAAAAAAATAATGGAAGCGGAGTCGTTGAACAAATTATGCGAAGTTATGCGTACTTGGCGTTTATATCGGGCATAAATACCTTTGTATTGGTAATCACATCCATTTTAATTTCTTGTGACAAAAAACAGTTGCCGCTTGTATTGCTAATTATTTTTACTTTCGTTGTTTCGTACCTTTCTCTTTTTGATATTTTTTATGCGGTTGCGTTAGTATACAACTGTATATCACTGTTTGAGATATCTAAATTATATAATGAGGATGTCAGAGAACGAAGCATAGAGAATATGGCAAACAGTATAAAAACGGATTATATATTGGGCGTTTTAATAAAAAAATGGCACATCACTAGAGAGGAAGCATTTAATGGATTTAGGGACGAAATGGCTGAAATGCCAGAGGATATTAGAAAAGAGATAATGGATTATTTTGAGAAACATTATACAGAATAGACTTAATAAGTAAGGCACTTACCTTCTGGTAGGTGCTTTTCTTATACCACAAAATCCGACTGCCGACCAGATGGCAGCCGCCAACCGGAACAATTAGAGGTGGAGATCATGGCTTACAGTGGATGGCTCTTAAAGATTGGAAATTACACAGTGGATGAAGAACGGTTCATCAAAGCTGAAAGCTACAGCCCTTATGCCAACATGCAGGTACTGGATCCTTGGACGGATGCAAACGGCTATGAGCACATCAATGCCGTAGATCTGAAGGCTTTGAAGGTGGAGTTTGAAACACCGGCTGGACTCACGAATGATGACTTCAAAGAGTTCATGGATAGGATCCGTGAGAATTACGTGGAGGGTAAGGCACGAAAGTGTATAGTTACAGCATATATCCCGGAATATGATGATTATGTGACCCAGCTTTGCTACATTTCTAATTTTCAACCGCAGATCTATGGAATATATGATGGGAAAATCCATTATAATTCCATTCGGTTCGCAATCATAGGAGGTGTGGCAAATGATTGAGTATAAGCACGAAGATCTCTTCCGGGATGGAACCGACAAGCAGCTGAGTATAGTGTCCGTCGATGGAAAGGTGAATATCACTAATTCAGAGATCCATTACGAGCAGTTCGAGCTGAAGGAAAGCCTTTGCTCACAATCAGAACTGACCTTTGGGGCCTGCGAAGCCAGTCAGATAAAATTTAAGATATCAAATGTTTTTACATCGATGGTGGGAATGCAGCTTGCAGTTACCACTACTTTAGAGGGGCAGAAGGATGCTCCTTTTTCTTTTGGAAAATATAGAGTTGTATCAGATAAACCAACTGCAGACCGCCGGTACCGAAATGTAACGGCTTATGATGCCATGTACGATATACTGAATGCAGAGGTATCCAGGTGGTATAACAGCCTTGCATTTCCGATGAAACTCAGGGCATTCCGTTACAATTTTTGTGCTTACATGGGAGTAGAACAGGAAGAAATCACGCTAGTTAACGATGATATGATAATAGAAAAGACCATAGATCCCGAAGAACTCTCGGGGAAAACGGTAATCGAAGCCATCTGCGAAATCAACGGCTGCTTTGGACATATCGGCAGAAATGGAAAATTACGGTATGTGGTGCTGGAGCAGATGATAGAGGGGCTGTATCCGGCGGATGATCTGTATCCGGCAGATGACCTTTATCCTGCAGATCCGATGGGCACCACAGAGGTATCTCGTAGCCACTATATCTCTTGTCAGTATGAGGATTTTATTTGCCAGCATGTAGAAAAATTGCAGATCCGCCAGGAAGAAAATGATATCGGGGCAATCTCCGGTACCGGTGATAACTGCTACATCATCGAAGATAACTTTTTAGTGTATGGCAAGTCTGCTGCAGACCTGCAGACCATCGCAGACAACGTCCTCAGCGTGATTGGAGTCGTATGGTACCGTCCGGCACAAGTGGAAGCTCGCGGCAATCCTTGCCTGGAGGTGGGGGATGGTATATTACTGCACACGACCCGGGAGACTATCTATACATACATACTGCAGCGTACGTTGAAAGGTATACAGGCTCTAAAGGACAGTTATACTGCGGAGGGCGAGGAGTACAGAACCGGGCAGGTCAATGGCATAATGAAGTCTATTATCCAGCTGAAAGGCAAGTCGAATGTCCTCACACGGACGGTGGAAGAGACCAAACTGGAACTGAAGGATGTCAACGAAAATCTGTCTGCACAGATCAGCATCAATGCACAGCAGATACTTACCAAGGTATCCAAGGACAATATCGTATCTGAGATCAATCAGACGGCGGAGAGCATAAAAATCAAAGCCGAAAGGATAGATTTGGTTGGTATCGTCAATGCAGATGAGATGGTAGTAAAATATGCGACCATTGAGAACTTGAATATAACCAAATTGGAGTTAAACAACCTGATTGTTACCAAGGCGACTATTGATTCACTGAATGCTGTGAGCGCTCGTCTGAGCAACGTGGAATCTAATTATATCAGTGCCGGTACAGTAAAAGCAAATTACATGGAAGTCGCAAATTGGACATCCTCCGGCGTGATCAAGGCGGACAGAATCAGCGCTGCGACTATCGTAAATAAGCTATCAAGCGTTGATCTGGTCAGCGTAAGAGCTATCGGTGTGTCGGGCTATATGAATTATAAAGGTACGGTAGTTGCATGGAGAACCAAGACTATCAATGGAACTGTTATTACGTATTTAGGACCGGAGGATTAAGGGATATGAGCAATTTAGAGATCAAGGAATTTAGTCAGGCCATTACGAAATTTGTGGATGAATCCAGCCTGCCGGAGGAAGTCAAGCGACTTGCATTACAGGAGGTTCTGACACGACAAGAGCAAAGAACTAGAGATGCGTTACTGGCAGAAATTAAAGCCAGGGACGCTGAGGAGCAGGAGGTGAAGCAGGATGCAGAAAGCGTATAATCCTACTGTTTGGGAAAACACTCCCTCTATTAACACTCCGTTGAATGAAACGAATTTGAATAAGTTAAGTCAGGGTGTGAGTGAGATTGATAACCGCGTGATAACGCTGGACTTGACCAAGTTATCAATCACGGAAGCCAATGGTTTGGTAAAGAGTATTGAATTGAACCAGGATACAGGTGATATTACGATTACATATTATTCCGGATCAACCAGTGTATTACACACTTTAATGGCACAGATTGCCATTAACTTCAGTTACGATCCGGTTACCGAGCGGCTTATCATCTACTTAAAGGATGGGACGGAGCAGTACATAGATCTGTCTGCACTTATTACGCAGTTTGAATTTCTCGATTCGGATACCGTTTACTGGTCCATTGGAGATGATGGAAAAGTAAAGGCGGACATCAAGAACGGCAGCATTACTGCAGATAAACTGCAGCCGAACTATCTTGCAGACATCACAGTGCAAGCAGAAACAGCAACACAGCAGGCAACCGCGGCAGCGACATCTGCAGCACAGGCCAAGATAGATGCAGACCGTGCAGAATCATATGCCAGTATCACGGAACCCAAGTTTTACTTGGATGAAGCCACAATGAACCTTTATATGAAGGATGGCGTGGGTGTGGATTTTGTAGTTGATGATAATGTTTTGTATTGGAAAGTAGCATAAGGAGGAATGAACTATGGCAGCACCGGAGGGATACAAAGCTCTCGGAAAGATTGGAATATCTTACAAAGGAGATTACAACCCTAATACCGTATATGAGCGACTGGATGCGGTATATCACAATGGCAGTACATATTTGGCAATTAAAGATGCACCGGACGGAGCACCCCGGGACGACAAAATCAACTGGATCTATCTTGCCAAAGGTTATGATGGCGAGACTGTAGATGTGGCAGAATCAGAGATTGTATTTACGGAATCAGAGACTAGGGAAAACATTGGCAGTGGGGAAAAGGTATCTACAGTTTTTGGAAAGATAAAGAAATTTTTTACTGATCTGACCGCCCCAGCATTTGCTCAGATGATCACCACAAAGGAGGATCTGCTGGCTACCAAGGTGACCGGATATGTGCCGGATGCCAAGGCGGTAGCGGATGGATTTGCTGATGTAAATGGCAAGTTAATAAAATATAAAGATTTTACATTTACAAATTTATCCAATGATAGTTCTAATTCTAGTGTATACTATGTTACGCTCAGTGACGACATACAAAAAGAGATCAATGATGGATCTGTTATTGTGCTATCTGCACAAACATTATATTGGTCTTCTATTGGTGGTAATGTATTTAATGTATCTTTTGACAATAAAGGTAAGACATTAAGACTTATATTTCCAATAGGTAGTTCATTTACGCAAGGTATCATAATTGTTAGAGTCAGTTATATTACAGGTTTTACTATCTAAATTCAACGAAAAAACGTGAGCCAATTGTACTATCAGATCTAGTATATACGTATATACCGCCGTCTGTTAACACATTGATATAGCCTGCGAATACCGCACCATTTCCTTGAGTATGCGTTGTGCATGGAAACTGAGATGGATGCGTTGGATAAAACTTCGGATCTTCGATTTGTAAAAATTTTACCCATTCTGACGTTTTTATAGCGGATGCCGCTGACATAGAACCAGATATTCTCGTTACTCCATTTTCGCAAAAAGCATCTCCTTTAAATAAATATCCTGTTAATGCTTTTACTGCAACATCTTTTATTATTAACTTGCCATTTAACGAAGTAAATCAGATGGCGGGCGCGGCCAGAACAGCGCCAGAAAGGAGCCCACATGGGTTATATTTTATACAAAGATAAAATTGAGGAGCCCGCACAGCAGGTCATAGTATCGGTAGAGAGTCCTCACGTAGTCCGGATCGCCGCAATGGGTGACGCGGAAGCCCCGGAGATAAACACCAGTGGATTTAAACTCTATTTGGATCCGGATTGTAAATACCCGTTGGATCAAGGAGAATATGAGGCATACACTACACTCTATCGGAAGGGAGATAACTGGCATGAGTTATCAGATGACGGATCCGTCTACACCGAGCCGGAAGTTGCACCGGTGCAACCGGAGTTGACAGAAGAGGAGAAAGCGGAACTGGCCAGACAGCGGCAGATCAGCCAGCTGACGGCACAGATTGCAGACCTTAAGGCCCGGATCGCTGCGAGCGACTATAAGGTGATTAAAACCTACGAGTATGCTCTTTTGGGTGAGCAGACCGGGTACGACATGGAGGCTGTCCATGCAGAGAGACAGGCTCTCCGGGATCAGATCAACACTCTGGAGACACAGCTGGCAGATCTGACAGCAGAGTAGGAGGATGCCTATGAGAGTGAGAGACGGTCCTACCCACAACTACATAGTAACCAAGAGCCATGAGCCGATTACTTCCTTTGCGGGAGTGACCGGCTTTTATAATGAGAAAGTGAGGTAAATATTATGAATGTAAGTGCAACCAAAATGACAATTTTGACAGTTTTAGGTGCTATCGGCAGTTTTATCGCAAACCTTTTTGGTGGATGGGGAGAAGACATGATCACGTTATTGATTTTTATGGGGACGGATTTCCTGTTAGGGGTATTGATTGCGGCCTTCTGGCAGAAGAGTAACAAGTCCGAATCTGGCGCACTCAGCTCCTACAGTGCATGGAAAGGACTTGTTAAAAAGGGTGTAACACTACTGATTGTTCTGGTGGCACACCGGTTGGATATTATGTTAGGTACTGACTACATCCGAACAGCAGTAATTATTGCTTTCTGCGCAAACGAACTGATTAGCATTGTAGAAAATTTAGGAATAATGGGAGTTCCTCTTCCAGTTGCTATCACAAAGGCAATCGAAATTTTACAGAACAAGTCTGATGTAAATAAGGAGGGATAAAAATGTTGACAGGAAATGGATTGTCAGAATATGCAAGAGTGCACCTTGGAACCCCGTATTTTTACGGGGCCAAGATCCATGAGGGGAATCTCAACGAAAAGAAAATGAGCACCATGCATGCTATGTATCCCGAGGTCGTGACTATCTGCTACATGGCAAAGGCACGGCGAAAGGGGCAGGTCGGCAAGGTCAATGTGGACTGCTCCGGCCTGATTGCCGGATACCGGCAGCTTAACATTGGCTCCTATCAGCTGTATCAGACCGCGTACACCAGGATGCCGATTGCAAAGATCAATGATTTTGCGGTGGGAACCGTCTTGTGGAAATCCGGGCACGTAGGTGTGTATATCGGAAAAGTAAACGGAGTACCTATGTGTATCGAAGCCAAGGGGATCAATTATGGCACAGTCATGACAAAGGTATCCGCGACAAAATGGGTGTATGGCTTGACTTTTAAGAATATGGATTACACCTACGATGTAAAGGTACCTGGAACCTGGAAGGGAGTAAATCCATATAAGGAGCCTACAGCAATTGTCACTAGCGTGGCGCAGGCGAAAAAGAAAGGTATCAAAAATTACATCTCACGAGGTGAAGGTGTCAAGTGGATCCAGTGGGAACTGATGGAGGCTGGTCTGCTGACGGAGGCTGATATCGACGGTATCTGTGGTCCTAAGACAGTGGCAGCGATCATTGCCTACCAGAAGTCCTGCAAGATCACAGCGGACGGACTGGCCGGACAGACCACAAGAAAGTATCTGGCTGCAGCTTAATCTATTGACGTGCCGCGAGGAATATGATAAATTAAACGAGTATTATATTATTCGTTTCATCAGGGCAGAGAGTGTTGGGAAAACTCTCTGCCTGTTCTCGTTTAAATGGCAAGTTAGAATGGAAACTATTAGTTGAAAATACCAATAGTCAATATACTATTACACAAACATATAATGAGCTACTTGTATGTTGTGGCACCAGCGAAAGTTCTCCAAAAATGGAAATGTATTTTGTAAAAAAATATAACGAAAGATTAAGAAGTGGTTATTATCATAATCCTTCAAATTATGGATTTGTTGAAATTGTAAAAAGCGGTAATGCAATTACACCTGCGTATTTTAGGAATGGTAATTCTGTAACTCCATATATGACGATTTATTACAGATAGTCTGTTACATATACAATTGCAATACTACTATATGGCTTTGCTGTATTCGGTACGTATGATATATTGCCATTGGTGTCAATTGCAAAAATACACCCATCAGACGAGGATGCAGATTGTCTACTCAGTGGTTTAAATAAATCAGGTACATTACCAACTTTGATTTCTGTATTAGTTATTAAGTTCGAAGTAGAAGTAAAAGACAGCGAACATATCACAATACCGTTGAATTTTATTAAAGAATTTGTTGTCCATACTACAAATGGATTGCTTAAAACAACCTTTCCATATACATGGTTTAACTTGCCATTTATTCCATGTCTTTTATATAATCTATGTAGTCCATAATTATTTTTCGTATCACATCGCTGTATTTATCTGCAATTACATAGTAGTCATATCCGTTATATTTCCATAAAAAAAGCAAATTAGAAGAATAATATACATGGATGTCTACATTATTATATGTTCTTTTATAGCAGAAACGATATCTATTTGAAACATTATAGTTCTTTGCCATTCCAATAATATAAATTCCGTCCGAAGAATAACTAAGTTCATAACTATTCACCTGTACATTTTTATCATCATAAGAGGACTGGCTAGGACTGGTGAGCATGGAAGTCCCGGAAGAATTCTTATCCATCCACCAGAAGAATCCACGATGATGGTCCGCTTGACTGCTATGGCTTAAAGCCAAAATCATAAAGGATATAGCAACGGCTGCAATAGCGGATAGAGCAACTGCAGTAGAATGATTCCTCTTTGGTGGTGCAATTTTTATAATACGAGACGGCATCTTATTATTTGGCAGCACATATTTTATTTTTTGCACTGGTGCATAAAAATCCTTTTCGAGGTAGATAAGTTCATTGACCATCAAATCGATTAAGTTGGTGTCTAATCTGGACGGCCGGCGGAAATACTGTTTGTATAAGGCTTTTTTCATCTCTTCTAGCAATGACATTTTCAAATCCTCCATGACTATATTATAAAGTACAGGGCCGGTGGGGGAACTGGAACATATTACCAGTAAAATTAGACCGGTAGGCATTGTATAATAGCACAACGGAGGTGCAAGATGCTGATTATAGATATTGCGTGTAAGAGCAGACCAGAGGAACTCCTGAAGACTTTGGAGAGGATTCATAATACGAAGAAGATAAATATGGAGATCAATCTATATTCCGATACATTCAAGCTATTCTCGCATTGCTATAAAGAGAGGGTGGATATGGTGATTTTTGTGGATCAGATTAACCCGCGGGTAGATGATTTCGATATGGCATATCATCTGAAAGCCCTGAATGAACATATTATGCCGGTGATCATCGGTGGAGAGCTCCCGGGCGGTGGCATTGATAAAAGATCTGGTCACGCGGAACTCTTCGAATATATTCCGCTGGAGGCAGTTCAGTTTGTATTACCAGATGTGATTTTATATGCCAACAGAAGAGTAGGAGAAAAAGAGAACATATGCCTATCCTACCGATGGAAGAACGAGGAATACGAGGTAGATTTGGACAGGATCCTTTATTTCTATTCCGAACACCGGATCATAAAATATGTGGATGCAGGGGGAATGCAGGGCGTGTTTTATCAAAAGCTGGATGTGGTAGAGGATGCACTTCGTGAGACTGGTGCATTTATCCGGGTGAGCAAGAGTTTTTTAGTGAATAAGAGGTACATACTTTCCACTACCAGTAAAGAGGTCGTAATGATGAATAATACTCGTATAAGCGTCACCAGAGCCTATAGGGCAAACATAAAGGACATGTAGGTTAAATTGTCCACAACGCAGCCAAAATGTGCACATGAGCCACACAGAGACGTTCGAACATGGTAGGATATTTCTACAAAGATTACCATATCTTGTAGTTGCAAAATACGAACAAATGTTCTATAATGACCATATCGCTACTTGGATGTGCGGAAGTGAAAGGGTGGTTACATTGGACGTAAGAGAAACTGTGGAGTATCCTGCGGAAATGACAAATGAGGAGTACCGGATTGAACTGGATCGGATGTTTGGAGAATTGGATAATAACCGGTTACTTAGATATTTCTATATTTTTGTGTCAGAGAAAATAAAGAGGGTGCCGTGATTGGCACCCAGGATTATTCAATATAAAAAACTAAAAAGTCAAATTGGTTGTGAAAGCCGTCATTGATTTTATAATCTAAAACCATACCATAAACGGTTAATTCCTGTTCCTTTTTCAAACTATCAAGATTATATGTACCATTGTCTACAAAGTAAAGCCATATAAGATCGCCGATATATTCATTGGTACGCTCATAAAATTGTTTGCTGTACCAGATATTATCATCAATGTCATATATATCAGCCAAATCACCTAGATGTTTCTTTTTGCCTTCCTCAAATCGAAATACCATATGGTTGGTTAGTTGTACATGAATTTTTACATATCTTCCAGTTAAATCCTCTACAGAATTAACCATATCGTTAAAATTCATAGAGTCGCATTTTTCTTTAAAATCTTCTTCGAGAAGATCTTGCATATTGTCGATGTTTTTTGTGCGCCCAGTATAGTCTGAATTTAAAGAATTATAATATTGATTTTCGGCTTCTCGCTGTTCCTTTTCAGTGTTTCTTTCTTCAATCAGTTCTTGAATAGATTTTGTAGGATCTTCGTCATGCTTCCATTCTCTAATATAGTCAGCATAATACATATCTATGATAGGGTAATTTAATCCATTTCCATAGTTCATTTTTACTTCTGTTACGATACCATATATTCTGATTACATCTCCTGAGTATATGGGAAATGATTTATCAAATCTATTGTCAAAAATATCATATACAGCATATGAACGTTGATAACCAGACAATTCTTCTACATAACTTTCAGTAGAAGCACACTTGTATTCTGAGTTTTCAGAAGAAGTAAATAGTATTTCTTTTGTCACATATTTGCCAATCCAACGATCATCTAAATCATTGTATATGACTTCGGTACACATATCTTTAAAAGATTGCTCTGGGATAGATGAAATCTTTGTTGCACTAATTTCTGAATCAGATAGTGATTCGGTTTGTATGTCATTAACCTCGGAAGTTGATGTTGGAAGAGAAATTTGGTCATCCGGTGTTTCAGCAGTTTTGAAAAAGTGAGAAATAACAAGCAATAAAATACAAATTACAATTATCGGAATAAGCTTTTTCATAAAGGTTTATTCCTCACTTAAAAGATATATCAATTCAAGTATGTGTTTTTTCTTTCGGTCATCAAGAGAGTAGTACTTTTTGATGGCTTCTTTTAATTCTATATCTTCTGAAATACGAGCATCTAGTAAGGCATCAGCATCAGAATATTTGCTATCTGATCCGGTCATAAGATAATCTAAGCTAACACCAAAAAAGTCAGCAATTTTTTGCAAATTAGTGGGGGTTGGATTTTTAGATTTTCCTTTTTTCCATTCAGTAAAGAAAGTAGAAGATAATCCAGTTCCACGAGATACATCAGCTGCTCTTAAGCCTCTTTCTTTAAGTAATCTCTCAAAAATTTCATACATAATTGTTTCCTCATAACAATAACTAGATATTTCTAAAATACAGTATTGACAAATAGACTTTTCTAGTTTACTATAAGGATAGTTAGAAAAATCTAGTTACTATTTATTTAATGTTTTCTGAACAATTACATTATATAGAATTTTCTAACTAATTTCAATACAAAGTTTGAATATTTTACGCAATTAGTCTAGCTATTTCTAAGAATATAGATTGACTTGCATAGATTATTCTAACTAATTAAAAGAAAGGAGAGATTAGATGTACGAAAAGTTCGAACGGCTTGTGAAAGCAAGAGGAATTACTGCATATCGAGTTGCAAAAGACATCGGTCTTGCCACAACCGTTTTTTCGGATTGGAAATCCGGAAAGAGCAAACCTAAGGCTGACAAGCTGAAAAAGATTGCAGATTACTTCGGAGTAACCATCGAATACTTTCTGGAGTAGAAAAGAAAAATTGAATACTGATAGTTGAGAAGAATGTCGATATTATTTGTTATTTTGTGATGGATTGCGTTTGAAACGTAAGAAATCAGTTGATACAATGAAAATGTGATGGCGGTACGGTTGACAGTTACACAAATTATTAAGAAATGGTTATCCTTAGTGATTCGACCGATGTAGTGATCGGTTTTGTCTGAAGTGTCTTATCTACCGTTTGGCAGCTTTATCATAGGCATAGGTTCCCCAGCTTTTGCAAATCGAGGTCGCAATGCTGGTGAATGTAAACAACGTGCAGAAATCCAAAGAGTAGAGCCAGGATCCTGCAAGCGATACCATGAATGCTATGATGACTTCCATACAAAGCTCCTTTCGGAATTATGTCCGCCATCACATCTTCATTGTATCAACATAACAAAATAGAGACAAGAAAATTTTTCCAACTATCAAAACGGTAGTTGGATTTTTTATTGCAAAAAATCGGAAAGGAGAAGAATGGAGGAATTAAAAACATCAAGCATGAAAACACCTATAGAGATTGCACTCGGTGTAGACGAGAACGGAATGACTACCGCAAAGAAGCTGTATGAGTTCTTGGAAATGGATAAAAGTCATTATTCTAGGTGGGTGAAAGCAAATATCGTTGACAATGAATTTGCTACTGAAAATGAGGATTATTTTTACTCGCCATCAATGGCGAATGAAAGTAGCAGAGGAAATTTTGCTGATGATTACAAACTGACAGCACATTTTGCGAAGAAACTTTCCATGAAAGGAAATGGCGAAAGAGCGGAACAGGCAAGGCAGTATTTTATCACCATAGAGGACAGAGCGAAACAGGAAGTAATCAACCGGTCGCAACTTTCTCCGCAGATGCAGATGGTTATGCAAATGGCTGAAAGTATGGCGAGACAGGAGTTGGAACAGAAGAGGCAGGCGGAAAAGGTGAACCGCATAGAGCAGACTGTTTCCAACATGAAAGACATTTTCACGAAGCCTATCGGAGACTGGAAATCTGAAATCAATGCACGGGTACGGGAGATTTCAGTTAAGAGCGGAATTGACTATCAGACACTTTACAATCAGTTGTATGGTGAATTGGAAAATGAAGCACATTGTGTTTTAGCAAGGCTTCAGGGCAATAAAATCAAGCGTATGGAAGATGCAGGCAACACGAAAACAGCTATCAAAGAGGGAACTACAAAGATTGCGGTTATTTTTGACAATGCAAGACTGAGAATAATCTTTGAGAATATCGTAAGGAGATATGCTATGAGGTATTGCGTATGAGAAAAATAGTTGATGTTGTCCTTATGGTTTTCTTTTGGATATTAGGAATATTCACGGGGGTGATTCTACTCTATGTTATATAGATACAAAAGAATATTAAAGAAGAGAAATAAGAACCATTGTAAATCAGCTCCTTTAAAAATCAAAATAAAGTTTTGGTTTATTAGAAACGAGGAAATTCTATGGACGATATTTGTTTCTACTATAACCAGTTTAATAGTCCAGTTAGCAATAAAATATTTGATATGAAAAGGAGATTGTTAATTTTATGAGAACAACAATAAAGCTGTTTCTTCCTATTATAATTGCATTCTCCATCACATTTACTTCCACAGCACAGCCAGCCGGCAGTTTTATCTCCGAGGAAGCGCAGGAATCATGTGTAAAGTACGGTGAGGAATACGACATCTGTCCGGAAATGCTCATGGCAATGATTGAGAAAGAATCTTCCGGCAGACCGGATGCGGAAAGTGGCGGTTGCAAAGGACTGATGCAGATTTCTGACAGATGGCATAAAGACCGCATGGAGCGGTTAGGAGTGACGGATATTTACTCCATAGACGGCAATATCCATGTGGGAGCCGACTACCTGTCGGAATTGTTTGAAAAGTACTGTGATGTAGGAATCGTACTCATGGTTTACTACGGAGAGAAGAACGCAGCTACAAAAACAGAATTAAGTGATTACGCAGACTGGATATTAACCAGGAGCGCAGAACTGGAAAGGATGAATGGAAAATGAGATACATTGGAGAAGTGAAAAGAGCAGAGGAAGCAACGATCAAGGCACTGGTAGCAATCGGAGCATTATATGTTGACGATACTGGTATTCATGCCAGTGAGCCGGGAATTTACTCAAATAAAGAAAGCACCCACGACCGCTAAATCAGAAGGTGCTTTCAAGAAACAAAGTAACTATAACGCTACTTTTGTGCCAATTTTAGCACAAAGAGAAAGGAAATGCAAATGGATAACAACATTAACAGAGATAACAATAGAGTAGTCGTGGAGGGAATAGTGGAAGGTGACTGCCAGTTCAGCCATGAGAAGTTTGGTGAAAAATTCTATACATTTCCCATTGGATGTAAGAGAAAAAGCGGCATTGTAGATCATGTGCCGGTTATGGTGTCAAACAGACTGTTTCCTGTAAAAGAAATCAAAGCAGGTGATCAGCTTAGTGTAGAGGGCCAGTTCAGATCTTTTAATGAGTATACCGGAACTAAGAATAGGCTTCGTATACATGTTTTTGCTACTGAGATTTATGGTGGCGAGGAGATCTTCAATAAGAATGAAATTTTCCTGGATGGTTATCTTTGCAAAAAGCCTGGATATCGGAAAACTCCACTTGGAAGAGAGGTGGCAGACCTTCTACTGGCGGTGAACCGGCCCTATGGCAAGTCTGATTATATCCCTTGCATCTGCTGGGGAAGAAATGCACGGTATGCAGATAGTTTGGAAGTAGGATGCCACGTTAAGATATATGGCCGTGTGCAGAGTCGGGAGTATCTGAAGAAACTGGATGAAAATACACAGGAACTCAGAACCGCATATGAAGTATCTGTCATGAAATTGGAGGTAATTACGGATGAAGAACAGAGCAATTAATGCACTTGTGGAAATGGGTATGCCGGCCGATATTAAAGGATTTCAGTACATTGTGGATGCAATGTGCCTGTTTGAAGAAAAAGAGTGGAGAAATGGAAAGACAACTGTACTCTATTACAAAATTGGAGAAATAAACGGTGTGAAACCGCAGAACGTGGAACGATCCATTCGACACGCTTTCGAAGCAACACTTGCTAAAGGAAATTCGAAAGTGGTGAAAAAGTATTTGTCGTTTGAATGTACTACGAACGGTAGCCAGCTGCACTTATTGTATATCAGGTTAAAACAGCAGGAAGAGGAAGGAGAAGCATAAATGAAAGCTGCACTGAAATCATTACATCTTGAAAATTTCAAGGGGACAAAGGATAAAACCTATGAGTTTGGTAAGACCACCAGAATGAGCGGCATGAACCGGATTGGAAAGACTACGATTGCGACATCGTGGTTCTGGTTGCTGGCGGACAAGAACTATGAGCTGGTCAGCAATCCGAATATCCGCCCGGACGACGTTGAGGAGTGTGTACCTACGGTTGCGGCTGTTTTGGATGTGGACGGTAAAGAAATCACCATTGCCAAGATGCAGAAACGTAAGGTCGGCAAGCCGGATGCAAACGGGATCTCTAAGGTGACACTTACCAATACATATGAGATCAACAGCGTGCCTAAGACAGAACGAGACTTCAAGGCTGATTTGGAAGAACTGGGTTTGATCGTTGATAACTTCCTTGTATGTTCGCATCCGGACGTATTTACTGGGCAGAAGCAGGCTGATATGCGCAAAATTCTGTTTAAGATGGCATCAGCTAAGACGGACGCAGAAATCGCAGCAACGAGTGAAGATACTGCGGATGCGGCAAAGTTGCTTGAATCCTATAAGTTCGAGGAAATCGAAGCCATGAACAACGCGTCCAAGAAGAAAGCTGTTGAGCAGTTGGATGCTATCCCGAATCAGATTATCGGTTTGGAGAAAGCCAAGGTTGATGTGGACGTGGCGGAGCAGGAACTTGCCAAGGCTGATCTGGAACGCAAGATTGCCGAGGTAGACCAGAAGATCGCCAGCGCGGGTAATGCGGTAGAAAACCTGCGGCAGGAAGAAATGCAGTTACAGTTTGATATGTCTATCATTACACAGGATATGAGTAGAGAACTTTCTGCAAAGCGTAGAGAACTGGAAAATAGCTTAGAGAATTACGATCCTGTCGTGGAGAATATTCGGAAGAATATTTCAAAGACAGAGGGGCAGATTGCCGACAACACCCAAGCTATTGCCGATGCGGATGTAGAGCGGAAGAAGCTGGGCGAGCAGTACAATGCCGAGAAAGTCAAGGTATTTGATGAAACGCCGTATCTCTTCGATGAATCCAAGTGGGTATTCGATGAAAACAGTACAGTTTGCTCCTTATGTGGTCAGACTCTTCCGGCTGATAAGATTAAGCAGTTAAAGGCAGATTTTGAAAGTCGGAAAGAAAAAGCAAGAATAGATGCCGCACAGAGATTGGCAGATGCCAAGAACAACTTCATTACTCAGAAAAAATCCAATCTAGAAGAAATCAAGGCAAAGGGCACCGCAAAGAAAAATCTGATTGAGGAATTGACAAAGAAAAATGTTGATTTGCAGGCAGTAATTGATGATCTGAAGGAGCAGGAAAAGGTAGCTGCTGCACGTAAGGAAGAACTTTCCAAGCAGTTAGCCGAGATTCCGGAAGAAGCTGATTATACGCAGAACGAAGAGTATGTGACGCTAAATACCAGGCACAATGAGGTGCTGGCAGAAATCGAGAGATTACAGGCTGCCGATGATGCGGAGATCGTAGCATCCCTCAAAATCGAAAAGGATGATCTGAGATCGCAGCTGGAAGAGGTCAACAAGATTATTGCGCAGGCTGCAAATAATATCCGTATTGATGAGCAGATTGCAGATATGCAGAAAAAGCAGCGTGAGTATGAACAGGCAAAGGCGGATGCAGAGAAGATTCTCCACCAGTTGAAAGAGGTCTCCAAGCGCAAAAATGCGCTGCTTGTCGAGGAAATCAATCAGTATTTCGGTATCGTCAGCTGGAAGCTGTTTGATTATCAGAAGAATGGCGAATACAAGGAAGTCTGCGTACCTATGGTGGATGGCAAGGAGTTCGGAGTTACCACCAACACCGGCAGAGAAATCCAGGCGAAGTTAGATATCTGCAATAGCTTCCAGAAGTTCTTTGATATGCACGTTCCCATTTTCCTTGATGGTGCGGAAAGCTTGAATGACGAGTACATTCCGGCGGTAGATGCACAGTTGATTCTTCTGACGGTGACGGAGGACAAGCAGTTGAAAGTGGAGGGCTTGTAAATGGATGAAATTGAAAAATTGAAGGCTGAAAATGCGGATTTGCGAACAAAGGTAGATAACCTTAATTGCAATAAATATAGCCTTGAAGGAGAGCTTAGAAAAGCAGAGGAAACCAACGAAAGACTTTTGCGGATCATCGAAAATCTGTCAAAGGGATATTCAAAAAAGGAGGGCTAAAGATGAATTATATCAAAGCAAAGTTTTCCAGCGGCTCCCGGAGTTATACATACCGCACCGTAAATGATGTAAAGGCCGGGGACACGGTAGTAACTGCCAATGGTGCAAAGCTGACGGTTACGGATGAATCGGTGGATATGGCATGGGTGGAGACCTATGGTGCGGATAAGATTGCCGCTGTAAAGAAGTATGAGGAGCCGGTAGATGCCGGAGAAAGCGAGGATAAGTAATGGAACTTGTAAAAGAGACAACCATTTCCGTTATGACTACGGATGGGAAGAAGATCGAGAGGGGAGACACGGTGGTGTTCAACCTGGAAGACCGGTGTTGCACCGGTGTGTTCATGGGAATTGGCAAAAAGGGAGCATTGATGTTTGACAGCAAGATCGTAGGCACCGGTGTAAGATTTCACATCATGCCCAAAAGCATCAAAGAGATCTATAAGGCAGAGGTTAAGGTGGACATGGGATTCATGAACCCGCCTGCAGAAAAGGAAAGAGAGGAATAAGAGATGGCAGCAGAGAAGAAACAGGAAGTAGCATCACAGGGGAAGCAGCAGGCAAGTCTTGTCGTAAATAACGCATTTGTGGATGGTTTGGTTGTACAGTTGCAGCAAAAGGAGAAATTTGGTCTTACTTTTCCTAAGGGATATAACTATGCCAACGAGTTAATGGGGGCATATCTCATTTTGAAGGAGACCTATGACAATAATAAGAAATGTGTACTTGAAAGCTGCTCGCAGGTATCTATCGCAAACACACTTATGGACATGGTCACCATGGGATTGTCTATGCAGAAGAAACAGTGTTATCCGGTAGCTTATGGTGGAAAGTTGCAGTGCCAGGTATCTGTCTATGGTAACACCTGTGTGGCAAGAAATTATGGCATGAAGAACATTGATGCCATGTGCATCTATGATGGGGATGAATTCAAATATCATATTGAAAATGCTCGAATCGTGATTGATTCCCACACGCAGGACTTCATGAACATCAATACGGACAAGATCATCGGGGCATATGCAATCGTGACGATGGATGATGGCGACCAGTATGTTGAGCTGATGAATATTTCCATGATTAAGCAGGCATGGAAACAGGGATTCGGATATAAGGAAAACGGATCCGGAACACATCAGAAATTCACAGATCAGATGGCAATGAAAACGGTTAAGAATCGTGCATTGAAGTACATTATCCGTACATATGGCACCCAGATGCTGAATGATGCCTACGACAATGTAGAAGCTGCGGAAAACGAAGACAGAACTGTACTGGATGTGAATTATGATGTAGCGCAGAATGCCAACTCTGAGGATTTTGCTGTTGAGCAGCAGAATACTGCAGAATCCGCGGAGGAACCTAAAACAGTTGAAATGGAACGGGCAGATGCGGATGTAGTTGAGGATGCAGATCTGCCGGATTTCATGAAGTAGGAGGATGAGGACTATGAAGAAAGTGTATAAAACAGCAATCGCACTGGTACTTATGTTTGTGATGGCTCTCTGCATGTGCAGTTGCAGCACCGCTGATACCGTGAATTACAATCTGAACAAAGAAGCTGACGAGTTCAACGTGTACCGCAGGATTACAGTAACCAATGCCAGGACAGACACAATCATGATGCAGGCGGAAGGGTATATGTCCCTCGGAAATAATTCTTCCAATGAGCTGGTGGTTACCTTTAAGACCGGAGAGGATCAGTACTATAAGGACTATATTTATCTGAATGACTGGACCTGCTATGTGATGGAGCAGGTGGAGCCGAAATCGACGGACAAGTACCATTATGAATTAGTGTTTTACCCGCAGCGGCTGGTCCCGGAGATTGAGATTAAGTAGGAGGTCAGTATGAATCTTCCAAAATCTGAATTGAGTAAGCAGGAAGCGCTGCAGTTATGGAACACAGATCCTTCGCAATATGCCAAAGAACAAATGATTCTTAGTAACCATTGGATTGTTTTTTTGGTGATGAAGAATTTAAGCATTCCTTTGACTGACGAAGATATGTTTCAGACTGGAATCATCGGACTTCTAAAGGCTATAAATACCTTTGATGCTTCAAAAGGCTATCAATTCTCGACCTATGCCTTTCCGATTGTGAGAAATGAACTGCTTATGGCATTCCGCAAAAGCAAAAGGTCAGTAGTGGCAGCATTCTCGCTGGATGATAATGCAGATATAGGGAATGGTGAAAGCGTTCCTTATGCGGAAATGATCGCAGACGGCAAAGATTATGAAGAAAATGTAGTGAATTCCATGCTTGCTCAGCAGATTTTTGAAAGGTTGGAATCAAGGGAAAAACATATTTTCACCATGTTCTTTGTAGAGAGTAGAACGCAATCTGAAATATCCAAAGCACTTGGAATTTCACAGTCCTATGTTTCGAGAATTATTAGTAGCATGGGAAAAATGAAGCGGAAAGGAAGGAAAACAAAATGAGGATAATTAGTCAGGACGGCACGCTTGATATGCCGTATGAAATCAGTTCTTTGAGCATGGCAGTCGGGAAATATGAGAATGTTGAACACGTAGCTATCTTTTGCCACAACTCTTCGACAGCAATGGGAACAAAAATGGCTGAATACAGTTCCAAAGAAAAAGCAAAGAAAGCCATGGAAATGCTTAGAGTTGCATATGCAGGCAAATTTATCACAAATGCGGATATTCCAGATGATTTCAATGAAACGCTAAAGGCTGTTATGAAAGGCGGCTTTGGAACTGTGGTAGTTAAAGATACTTGCGAACGTGTGGAATTTAACAATCTGAATGGATATTTCCAGTTCCCGGCAGAGGAAGAATTGGAGTAGCCTATGGAAAAATATTTAAGTATTATTACAAATTTTGGATGCCACGGCAAGTGTCCGTATTGCATCGTCAGAGAAAACGGTATTAAAGTGCCAAAAACAACGCTTGGTGGCCTTGATAAGCTGCCCATGTTTTTAAAAGAAACATGTAGAAATATTATTTCTATTTCTGGCGGAGGTGATCCGCTGTATGAATATGAAAAACATGTTGATTGGTATAGAAAGCTGTTTAAGATGGTTAATCCACTCGGAGTACCGGTAGAGATGCACACGAGTTATATGACAGATGAAAGTACATTTCCGTTCTACGATTGCAAAAGAGTGGTATATCATCCAAACACTTTCGAACAGTTGAAGCATGTTCACAGAACCGGAGATGAGATTGTTCGAGTGGTATATGTGGTGACAAAAGATTTCACACTTGATCAGATCATGAATATCGCAATGTTTGTAGATGATAGCAAAGAGATTGATGAGTTGAGCTTCAGGCAGCTTGTTGATAAAGGATATGAGGTTACTGATTATTGGCAGGACATATTGAGATTAGGACATAAAAAATTGTGGTGGTATATCGAGCAGTGCGATTATAACCTCTATTATGCAGAAAATAGGATTTATACAAAGTTTTCAGAGATTGGAGAAAGTAATGAAACTTAATGTCTTAGGCTCCGGTTCTTCCGGTAACTGCTACATCTTGGAGAATGACGAGGAAGCATTAATAATCGAAGCCGGGTTGCCTTTCATGGAAGTCAAGAAAGCGTTGAATTTCAACGTGATGAAAATTAAGGCTGTGCTTATTACCCATGATCACGGTGACCACCGGAAGTACTGGTTTGAGTATGTGAGGGCTGGCATTCCGGTATTTGAGCCGTTCAAACTGGATGGAAGCAGTCTAGAATTTGACAATTCACAATTCAGAGTGATGGCTTTTGAAAACCAAGATAAGTCCGGCAGGTGGCTACATAACAACGGAGACGGTTCAGAATGTCCGTGCTATGGATTCTGCATCATGCACCCGGATATAGGCAGTTTGGTGTATGCCACAGACACCGAATATGTCCGTTGGCGGTTTAAAGGCGTCAATCACATTCTTTGTGAAGCCAACTATGATATGCAGTTCGTAGACCGGGACGAGCCGAACTATGAACACCGCCTACGAGGGCACATGAGCCTTGATACAGCACTTAAATTTATTTCTACTAACGATAACCCGGCATTGAGAAATGTCGTTCTAATTCACTTATCAGATAAATGCGGAGATCCCGCAGTATTCCAGAAAAGAGCAAAAGAAATATTGAAATATGATACAGATGTCTATGTGGCACATAAAGGGTTAGAGATCAGCTTAGACCTCTGCCCGTTTTAGAAAGGTGGAATGACTTATCAATAAAGTAATCCTCATGGGAAGATTAACCAGAGATCCCGAAATTAAATATTCACAGGGAGCTACCGCAACGGCAATCGCCCGCTTTTCCCTTGCAGTAGATAGAAGATACAAGCGTGACGGTGAGCCAAATGCGGATTTTATTAATTGTATAGCGTTCGGCAAGACTGGTGAGTTCATCGAGAAATACGGCTACAAGGGAACTAAGTTCGTTGTGGAAGGACGTATTCAGACTGGCAGCTATACCAATAAAGAAGGGCAGCGTGTGTACACCACGGATGTAGTAGTCGAGAACGTAGAGTTTGCAGAGAGTAAGAATGCTTCCAGCGGTGGCAATAACAATGATGGCTACATCGGTCAGCACCCGGGAACTGCAAATGATGGATTCATGAACATTCCTGACGGCATCGACGAAGAACTGCCTTTTAATTAGGAGGTGTGGCATGAAGAAGCAAAAACCTTCGGAGGTGATCTCTGGTTTTCTTTCGTTTTTGGAGCAGATGAATGCAGAGCATATGGAATGTACCAAGACGGTTGAAACCTGCAGCCAGAGAAACATAGATTACCTCCATGATATGGAATTTGCAAGAGATAAAAATGAACGGAATCGAGTCGCTACGAAAATACATAACAATCAGGTTGCCCGGCGGGAAGCAAAAGATTGGGCGATGGAGACGGAACATATTGCAAAGTTTTTCACGGATAAAAATAACCGGGCGTTTATCGGATCAATGAAACGACTTCTGAAGGACCAGCAGAGCCGGGAGAAGTTCTTAGAGGGTGAGCGACACTATGAAAGAAGGGTAGGTGATAGTGATGCAGATGATACTGGAGGACAGCAGACAGCAGGAAAAGAAGCATGAGACCAAGCATAAGTACTTCCGAGCAGTAGACATCCACTGGAATCGCACGGCACTGTACTGCGGAGACTATACCCTTCCGGCGGATCAGAGCGTGTGTATCGACACCAAGAAAGATATTCAGGAGCTGATCGGGGATATCCAGGTAAAGACGATCACCAAGAAAGAACTGGAAACAGAGATAGAAAATATTTTTGTGAAGTATCATTTATTCGGAATTCTTCCCAGTGAGATTTTGAACATTATCTGGCAGGATGATACAGATCGTTTTCCGGAGAAAGAGATCAATGATATCTGCTTTCGCAACGGAATCCCGGAACGTGCTATAAGCGAATTTCAGCTTCTTTATGTTAAGCGGCGAGGATTCTTTCATCGAGGATTGAAACGGGCGCAGAACAGCGGAATACGGCTCATCGTCCTGGTGGATAACGAGGAAGGTGTCCAGTCGATTGATGATCTGTTTCGGTGGAGGAATCCGAGGTTAGATATCTGGGTTAATAGCCGGGAAGTGATCGGAACATGGAAGAACGGTAGACCACGGTATAAGAAAGTGCAGAAATATCCTTATGCAATGACCGGGGAGCGGCTGGCAAAAGCCTGCCTAACCATGCAGTTGAAGTACGGCGTTGAGTTTCAGTTCTGTCGACCGGAGGAAGCTGGAAAGAAAATACTGGATTTACTCGGTGTAGGGTGATGCCTATGAGCAACACATCGTACATTCGGCTTAATCGAAAAATTTTGGACTGGGAATGGTATGGAGATATCAATACCTGCAGGTTGTTCATTCACATGCTTTTGAAAGCAAACTGGAAGGATGGGGAGTTCAAGGGAAAACACATTCCGAGGGGATCTTTTGTCTCCTCTTTCGGAAAGCTGGCGGAAGAGACACAACTTACAGTGGATGAAGTGAGGACAGCGGTAAAACATCTGATTTCTACCAAGGAGATTACCAAGCAGGCATACTCAAAATTTACCGTATTTACGGTGAAAAATTATGATGCTTACCAATTTGTCCCAAGCAACTGCCCGAACGAATCCCAAGCTATTCCCGAGCAGTTCCCAACAATAGAAAAAGGAAAGAAAGGTAAAAAGAAAGAAAAGAACCGATTCAACCAGTTCCAACAGAACGAATACGACTATGAACAGGTTGAGCGTGAGATGGCTTGCAATTTGAAAGGTGATAATAATGGGAAAACTTAATGTGGCGGTAGCCATGATACATAAACTTCCGATCGGATCCAGAGTACAGCTTGAAGATGATTACCCAGACACAATCCATGAAATCTACGGGTACACGGTCAATGCCGATGGGGCGTACATGGAGTTTCGGGACGGGATGCGGCTGGATCTGATGAACATGGGGCAGATAGCGTAGGTGGTCTGATGGAAATGTCAAATGAGGAGATCATCCGGAAATATAAGCAAGCCAAGCATAAGGCAGCGCAGATACAGATCCTGGCAGATCTCAATGCATGTCCGAAATCCAAGATTTTAGAGATTGTCAGTGACAGCATAGTCCCTAATCATCCAGCTCCTGCACAACCCAAGGAACAGCCGGAAACGGTCAAGGTGGTGGATAACCTGGCATCCTTTGAAGAGTATGTCGTAAACCGTATGGATGAGATAGATGGACAATTAAAGGCGCTGGAAAAGGAATATGCCGATTTATCGGTTACATTGCTGACAATCGGAAGATATGGAGAAGAGAGGTCATCGGTGCATGAGTGAAAGATTTTATGATGAGGATGAACTGTATGATATGCAGAAACATCCCAGCGTGCGGGCAATCCGCATCGAACGCACGAAACCATATGACTGCAGCTATCCAGTGATGGTAGAGAGACCGAGGATCAAGGAAAGGAGCAAGGATGAAGAGAGAAGAAGCTATTTACTGCTTAAAGGCTCAGAGTGAACGGTACTCAGAGGTTTGCGAAGAATGTCCTCTGTACGGACAAACTGGAGTAGATCATTGCTGTGAGAATGCATTACAAATGGCAATCACCGCCTTGCAGAATCAGCCAGTGTGGATTCCAGTAAGTGAGAGACTGCCGGAAGAATCTCTTAATAGCGTAATTGGATGGGATACATATCGAAACCGTTGTTGCTTTGTACAATATTTGGGAGGACGGTTTGTCCTCGGTGATGATATTGATATCGTAAATGTCACAGCCTGGATGCCACTGCCGGAACCGTACCAGGGAAGTGAGCCACATAAGCAGACCAACGCAGACCGTATCAGGAGCATGACGGACGAAGAATTACTCGATTTTATCTGCTCTATAGAAACCTATGACGATGGAAGTGCAAAAACCATAGAGGGCGGTGTTGCAATGTGTTCTGTGACAGAGGTGGAGCAGTGGTTGAAAGCAGAAAGCGAGGAATGAGGATGCAAGATAGATATTTATTCCGTGGAAAGCGACTTGATAATGGTGAGTGGGTGTATGGGAATCTCATACGGTCAAATGATTCCGAAGTTGGTTATGAAGCAATTATCATTCCAACAAATGATAGCAATATGTATACAAAAGGTGGGAGTATAGGAGATTTAGGATTTGAAAATTGGCACAGAGTAAATGAAACTACCATCTGCCAGTGCACCGGACTGAAATGTAAGAACGGCAAGCTGATTTGGGAGAATGATATTGTTAGTTATTGTGATTGCACAAAAGAAGACTACGTGATTGCGTGGGAACAGAATAAGGCTTGTTTTGAATATCAGGAATACAGCTGTTCAATGATGAATTTTGATGAATTAAGCGGTTGTGAAGTTGAAGTTATCGGAAACATATTTGATAACCCGGAACTGTTGGAGGAGTAATATGGCGACATGCAAACGCAAAAATCGTAATTGTCGGTATGAGTATAATCAAAATTCTTACCAGTGCAAGAAATGTATTGAGGAAAAATTAAATCAATATCCGATTACTTGTGAAGATTGTCATTACGGTGGTTGGGGAATATGCAATAAAAGAGGTAAGAATCAGCGGAGAATGAGACCTTGTGAGGATTTTAAATGGAGTTAAGGAGGGTAGCCATGACGGAGAATGAAGTAATCAAAGAACTTGAGACATCTATTGATTTAGCCAAAATGTGTACACAAAATTACGAGAGAAAAAACGAAATCCAAGGTTACGAGATGGCAATCAAAGCTCTGGAAGAGGTGCAGCAGTACCGTGCAATCGGCACCCCGGAAGAATTAAAAGCAGCTATGAAATATGTTTACCTTGCTAAAAAGCATGGAACAGTCGGACAGGTTATTGAAAATTGCGTGAAATATGAAGCAATCGGCACGCCAGAAGAATGTAAGGCGGCAGTGGAGAAGCAGACAGCAAAGAAACCGGAATTTGTAGATACAAGATTTATGTATAACGGAAAACATATTTCTGATGGTTGCCAGTTGCAAAAATGTTATAAATGTCCTAATTGCAATCATCATATATTCCATGTGTGGGACAATGAACTGTATTGCAAGTATTGTGGACAACACATTGATTGGAGTGATGACGAATGAATGATTTATCTTATGAATTTAAAAAGCAGGAGACGAAGAAAAACGGAAGTTTTTATTACAAAAAAGGAATGGGGAAAAGAGAAATTCCCGATATGTCTCCGTATGAGTATGGCTCATTGTTGAGCAGAAAGAAAAGAGGTAGGAGATGAGCGAAGAACTTAAACCGTGCCCGTTCTGTGGCGGAGAAGCAGTTATCAAAGCAGTTAATAAAAATTACGGTCTCACTATCTGGTGCCAATGCCCAAAATGTGGTGCAAAAACAGAAGGATATTGCCCTAATACGAATAACGAAGATGAAACCATTGATAATATTGAAAACTGCAAAAATAGAGCATTAGAGCAATGGAACAGGAGGGCGAACGATGGGAAGACTGATTGATGCGGATAAATTAAAAGCGGATTTAGAAAAAGCAATTTCAAAGAACGAAGATATGGATTGCTTAGACTTTTTACTCGTTGCTTCTGTTATAGATGCCCAGCCTACCGCCTACGACCCGGACAGAGTTTTGCATCAGTTGGAAGAACGCACAGCATTCCTGAAAGACTGTACGAAGTATGGAAATAAAACAGCAGATCAGCAGTCAAAATCCTACGACACTATGATGATGTATGAGGTCAAGGATTTGGTAGATGATTTGTTGGAGATCGTAAAGGCAGGTGGAATAGATGGCAATTAAGCCGATTTTATTCAATACAGAAATGGTGAGGGCGATTCTGGACGGACGGAAGACCTGCACCCGGCGTATATGCAAAGATGCAAATGAGTATACAGTACCTGATATGGATTTTTACAATGCTGACATGCGGACTTATGCAGTACATAACTTTGCAGATAAGAAACATACGGAGAAGTTAAGCATAGCAGAAAGAATTTGTCCTATCTGTCCGGGCGACATCCTGTATGTCCGGGAAACTGTATGGCAGAAAATAGGGTACTATTTGGATATTGACGGAGAGACAAAACCGTCATGGTATAACGAGTTTAAGTACGTCACATCATACGAAAAGCCAGAAACGGGGTGGAATTATAGTTGGGCTAAGCGTCCATCAATCCACATGCCGAAAGAAGCAGCGCGTATCTGGCTTAAGGTTACGGATGTAAGAGTGGAGCGATTGCAGGACATGACAGACGATGATGCAGAAGCAGAGGGATGTTTCGATTATACATCAACAGCACTTGGTTTTCCCGATGTATGGGATTCCACTATCAAGAAATCCGATCTTGACCGTTACGGCTGGGATGCTAATCCGTGGGTTTGGGTAATATCGTTTGAACGGTGCGAGAAACCGGAAGGAGTGTGAAATATGCCTAAAGCAGCATTGGTAATGGATATGCCGGAAACCTGTGAGAATTGCGCTTGTAAATATCCCAGTTATAAAGACGATGCTCTTTACGACTGCGCTATTACAGGGAAAGAAATTCCTATAAATGGCGGACACTACGAGGAAAAGCCAGATTCGTGTCCGCTCCGAGAACTGCCGGAGAAAAGACGTACAGTAGGGAAAGAAAGTGAGAATGACAAACTGATGGTGAATGTAGGATTTAATGCTTGTTTGGATGAAATCTTAAAGGAGTGTGATGCAGATGGAACACATTAATTACACTGCCCTGTACGAGCAGAATGCGGACTTTAAACGGTATGTTGACCGATACTGCGTAAAGCACCGGATCAGCGTCGCAGAAGCCTTACAGCACTACCTGGTGCAGATGGCGGGCAAGATGTACAAGGAGCAGATGGATAACAAGGTAGAATAGATTAGAAAGGAGTAAGAGGTTTGCTGGCCAGCGTGAAAGACGTCTTTACTCCGAGAAGAAAATGGAATCAGTACAGGAAAGGATGGAGCGGATTGGAGCTTATGCAAAGATTGCTTCATTCATGCAGAAAGAAAAGCAGGATTATAGTTATAAAAGAAAATATGCACAGATCCGTGCGGAAGAGTTCCGTCGGGAGTGCGATAACAGAGGACTTAATTGTCATGTATCAGTAGGCGGACTGGATAGCATAATCCTTTACATATTCCTCAAGAAGGTATGCAACATCGATGTCCCAGGAGTATCGGCATCCTATCTGGAAGATAAGAGTATTCAGAGGGTACACCGGGCAATCGGGATCATAAATGTGCCACCGCTGAAACGAGAGGACGGGACATATTGGAGTAAGCCGAAAGTGATACAGGAGTTCGGGTTCCCGGTGATCTCCAAAGAGGTGGCAGCAAAGATAGAACTGCTACAAAATCCTTCGGAGAAGAATAAGACAGTGCGCCATGCCATTATTACCGGAGAGACCGGGGAATATGGTGGCTGGCAGAAAGATTCCCGAATGAAGCTTAATCATCGATGGCTGAAGTTGTTCGGTGGGTATGAGAACGAAAACGAGGGATGTGATTATCAGAAGCCTGATTTCTTGGTATCGTCCAAGTGCTGTTATTACCTCAAAGAAAAGAACTGTGATGACTGGGGAAAAGAGCATAACAGTGTACCGTATTTAGGGCTGATGGCATCCGAGGGCGGCAGACGTGCCAAGAGCCTGCGGATGAACGGCTGCAACTACTTCGGAGCATCCACAATCAGATCAGCGCCGTTTGCTATTTTCCACCGGCAGGATATTCTGTCCCTGGCACTTGAGATGGACGAGAAGTGGCGGAATGGTTGGAAAGATGAATTCCATGATCAGCTGTTGCAAGAGGGAAGAATCACAGAGAATTTTGTGATGCCGGAGTCGTTGATCCCTGAGATATATGGGACCATTGAGAAGAAACCGGACGGAACTCTGTATACCACCAAAGCGCAGAGAACTGGCTGCAGCATGTGCGGATTTGGGATCCACATGGAAAAGAGACCACACAGATTTGATTTGCTGTATGAAAGCAATCCAAAGGAATGGGATTATCTGATGTTCCATATGTGTAAGGACGCAGAAGACAATGACTATGGCTGGGCGAAGGTACTGGAATATATTGGTGTTGGATGGGATCCGTCAACCATAGGCGGTAACTGCAAAGGGCAAATGAGCATAGATGATTTTCTCAGAGAATAAGCGCATGGCAGCTTAACGCTGCCAAGGCCACCATACAGGACGAAACTGATCCGATAAATTATGGACATATATTACCAGATCAACGTATTGAGGAAATACAACGGAACAAAAGCAGAATGCAAACTCATTAGGAAAAATTTCTGACACTGCATTAAGAGCAAGAAACAGAAGCACTAATGAACTTACTAAAAATTTAGATTTAACCATTTTTAACATAGACATGTCTCCTTTACAAATATATGTTTTGAAATTTTATACCATTATTATGTCAGATTTGTAGCTACAAAAGATATTTCTGCATGGAAATTCAATTTTAAGCAAGAAAGGAGCCGAACCTCCGGCCGGGGTAACGCTATAGCAGGTTCCTTTTGAAAAAGTGACTTACAGAGAGTTTTTAGAATCAAAAATAGAACTGGCGCAGGACAGCGGATTTGTTGTGGATCCTGCGAAGATCAATAAAGCATTGAAACCACACCAGCGGGACGCTGTGATGTGGGCACTGAAAGGCGGCAGACGGGCACTATTTGAATCTTTCGGTCTGGGTAAGACCATACAGGAAATTGAATTCTGCCATCAGGCAGCAGATCACTGTGGCGGTAGAGCACTGATCGTGCTGCCACTGGGAGTAAAGCAGGAGTTCACACGGGATGCTGTGGAAATCCTTGGCTATAAGAAGCCGGAGTACTGCCGGACGATGGAAGAAGTTGAGCAGAGTATCAGTCAGATCGTGCTGACCAATTATGAACGTGTCCGGGATGGAGACATCCGGCCGGAATACTTCGCAGCAACGTCACTTGATGAAGCCAGTGTTTTACGGAGCTTTGGCAGCAAGACCTATCAGACGTTCCTTGACAAATTTAAGAACGTACCATATAAGCTGGTAGCCACGGCCACCCCGTCACCGAACAAATATAAGGAGCTGATCCATTATGCTGGATATCTGGAAGTGATGGACACTGGGCAGGCACTGACCAGATTTTTTCAACGTGACAGCACCAAGGCGAATAACCTGACACTTTACCCGAACATGGAAGATGAGTTCTGGATGTGGGTAAGCAGCTGGGCATTGTTTATTACAAAACCTTCTGATCTCAATCCGGAGTATTCCGATGAAGGCTACGATCTGCCGGAACTGGATGTGCGGTGGCATGAACTGCCGGTACATTACTGTGATACGGCGGACAGGGATGGCCAGATGCAGTTATTCCAGGAGGCGGCGGAAGGATTGAAAGAAGCAGCTGCCGTAAAGCGTGATAGCATCGGGACGAGGGTAGCAAAGATGCAGGAGATTGTAAATGATTCCCCAGATGATCATTTTCTGCTGTGGCATGATCTGGAAAGCGAGCGCGCGGCAATTCTGAAAGCAATTCCCGGTGTGGTAGATATCTACGGATCTATGGACTACGATCTCCGGGAGCAGAGAGTGATTGATTTCTCCAATGGTAAGAGCCGGCTGTTTGCCACAAAGAAATCCTTATCTGGATCCGGATGTAACTTTCAGAGATACTGTCATCGTGAGATTTTTCTTGGAATTGATTATGAGTTCAATGACTTCATCCAGGCAATACACCGGTGCTACCGGTTCCTGCAGATGAATCGTGTGGTAATCGACATTATTTACATGGAGAATGAGCGACAGATCAGGGAAGCACTGGAAGAAAAATGGAAGAATCATAATCACATGGTTGCAAAGATGATAGAGATCGTAAAAAAGTATGGTCTGAACTCTGCAAACAAGGCAGAGCGGCTGGAAAGGAAGATGGGCGTGGAAGGCAGCAGAGAAGAAAGAACGGTAAGAGGAAATCATTACGAAGCGGTATATGGTGACTGCGTGGAAGAAACAAGGACAATGGAAAGCAACAGTATTGACCTGATACATACGTCTATTCCCTTCGGCAACCACTACGAATACAGCGCCAATTATAACGACTTCGGACACAATCAGGATACTGGCAGGTTTTTTGAACAGATGGATTTCCTCACGCCGGAACTGCTCCGGGTATTACGCCCCGGCAGAGTGGCAGCCATCCACGTAAAGGACCGTGTGCTGTTCGGTAATGCGACCGGAACCGGAATGCCGACCATAGAGCCGTTCCATGCGCTGTGTATCGCACATTACATGAAACATGGATTCCAGTATTTCGGCATGATCACGGTAGTGACGGATGTGGTGAGGGAGAATAATCAGACCTACCGCCTTGGATGGACAGAACAGTGCAAGGACGGATCCAAGATGGGAGTAGGCTGTCCGGAATATATCCTGCTTTTCCGCAAGCTGCCAACGGACAGATCCACGGCATACGCCGATGAACCTGTCAAAAAGTCGAAAGAGGATTATACCCGCGCCCAGTGGCAGATCGACGCACACGGATACTGGAGATCATCGGGAGACAGGCTGGTCAGCAAGGAAGAATTGGAGAGTATATCCGTGGACAACCTTCAGGCCGTGTACCGGGAATACAGCCGGGAGCATATTTACAGCTATGAGGAACATGTAGAACTGGCAAAGAAGCTGGATGAAAATGGGAAACTCCCGGCTACCTTTATGGTGGTTGCGCCGGGAAGTTGGAACCAGATGGAAGTATGGGATGACATCAACCGAATGCGTACCCTTAACACAACGCAGAGCCGCCGCAGAGCGCAAATGCATGTATGTCCCTTACAGTTGGATATCGTGGAGAGAATCATCAACAGGTACAGCAACGAGGGCGATACGGTATATGATCCGTTCGGTGGCCTTATGACAGTACCAATGACGGCGGTTAAGATGCATCGGTATGGTAAAGGTTGTGAGCTGAATCCAGATTACTTCAGGGATGGTGTGGGGTACCTGCAGGCAGCGGAGAATGAGGTGGACGAGCCTACATTGTTTGATTTTATGAAAGCGTGATGCCATGAAAGAAACATGGACAAACATACCTGGCTATGACGGCATATATCAGGCGGATATTGAAGGAAATATCCGCAGGGTATATAAAAGCGGTAAAACAAGGTTGTTGACACCTTATCACAAAAAAATGAGTGGCAGCCAGCGCCTTGTTGTTAAGCTGTCAAGAGGTGGGAAAGGTAAGGAAGAAATACTGGCACAGATCATGGCAAAGACGTTCCTTGGGAATCCACCTCCGGGATGTGTGGCATATCATAAAAATGGCTGCCAGTCTGATAATTATATTCAGAATATAGCTTATATCAGAAGAGCAGATCTCGGGAAACTTACCGGGATAAAGAGTAAAAGGCAGCCGGTAGCAAAAATAGATTCTTCCGGGCAGATCGTAGAAGTATATTCATCTGCCCGGGAATGTGGCAGGAAGAATTATATGAGCTACCAGACGATAATTGACAGATGCAATGGAAAATGTAAGAGCACATATGCACCGGATGGCTACGCTTATGCCTGGGAAGATAAAGAAGTGAGTATGAGGAATGCTATAAGAAAGATAGAACGGGAAAACGGATATATGCCAAAGGCAAGATGCGTAGAGTTTGACTTTTAGGAGGTATACATGGGAAAGAAGAGACATTTGACACCGGCAGAGATCAAAGAGCAGTGCAAGCGGATCGCCCGGGAAAGCCGTATGGCTGACCGGACACCCTGGACCGCTATGGGAATCATCTGCAGCTATGTGATCATGCGCCGGGAGGGATTCAAGGGGCAGAGAATCAGCAGGCTGGCGAACAAGGTTAATGAGATGGAAGTGGACTGGTCCGCGGGCAAGATCGACCTGAAGGAGATCAGCCAGCGGCTGATGGATAAGGCTGGATGGTCCATTGAATATAAAGCCTATACCGAGGATGATATCACCGCACGGAAGGGATCCTATCAGTACTGGCTGGACCAGAAACAGATCGGACCGCAGAATACCATCAATGAGCAGGCAACGAGGTATATGCTGTTTTTCTTTACCTCTTTGATGGACGAGTATGGATTCGGCAAAGACCGGCTGACCAGGGTCGAAGAATACATGAATGAGCTGTTGCTGTCATACCAGCAGGACAAAACTACCGTCCGGGAATGGTCCCATGCGTTGCTCACAGAAGCAGGAGTAGTTATGGAGCCTCCGGTGGATCCGCTGACGCAGACCGCAGGCAGCATAATGACTGGCTGATTTGAAATCCTTGGAAGAAAGTAAAATCAGGAATTAAAAAGTGAAATTGATATTTGAGTTGTTGCTTGGGAACTCAAAAGCAAGTTACCAGTTGGGAAAATTGAACTACCGAGGAAAATTCGGTAGTTCGGCATATTAAAAACAGGAGGAAAATCACATGAAATATTGCATTGAAACAACGGATAATGGTTGCATTGAAACCTTGGAAATGTCTAAAGACGAGAAATTTCAGAAAAAATCAACAAAAACAGAATATGGTTGCGAATCTTTAGATTCTGATTTTGCAGATCAACTGAGAATGGCTGGGTACTGTGAAGAAATCGTGGAGAAAGTATATGACTTATATGATGGATGCGAAACTCTTGATTTCATTCAAATGGCAGAACTGGTAAGCGAGTAACTTAGGAGATAACGAAGGAGGTAGCAGAATGATAAAAATGGTTGAATTTGATGAAGGAGTATGGGTACCGGAAGAATGCTGCACCATGACCAATCCGGCTACAAGCGGTGGAGAAAGCGTTCCGGACGATGTAGAGATGCCGTGTGAAGGATCCGAGTACTGCACAGATGATTGTGATAATTGCATAATCCAGATAATTATGAACGAATATGCGTTGTGCACAGGACAGGCGACAGATCAGGTTACCGATCTTGCAGATATTACTGCAATTAGTGAAGCAATAGAAGAATTGAATAGCTGGCATTGCTGCCCTGTGGCAGATGAGACCTATGCAGCCGCACAAATGGGAATAAAGGCTCTTAAGAAGCAGATCCCCATGAAAGTCCGCGAGATTCATGTGGACGAATACATCTGTCCTTGCTGCTTGGAAGAAAATGGATGTAATGAGTTAGAAGTAACCGACGAATATTGTCCGAAATGCGGACAACGATTAAAAAGCTAACTTAGGATTTAGCGAAGGAGTTAAGCGAGAAATGTGGTCACACGATGAACAGAAAGAAATAAATGACAGCTACGCTGTTATGGCAAGAATAACGTGTAAATATTGCGGAGCAGTAGTACACAAATATGTGGAAAGCCATTATACAGGCGGTTCCAAGTGTGTGATATTGGCAAAGTACTGTAGATTTTGCGGTAATGCTCTTAGGATTTAGTGGAGGGACAATGAAACGAGGAGAAATAACACGGTTCCTGGGAGATCTGTTGGTCACTGATCGGCTTTGCAAAAGAGGAAAGTATTACGCAAGCGAAGTGAGCATAGACTACGGAACAAGTGATGTTAAAAGAGTTGATTTCATGCAATTTGAGCCTTCTGGAGTAACTGCAATCAGTGCGATAGAAAAAGGGATATTCACTTGCTATGAAATCAAGAGCTGCAAAGAGGATGTATTTAGTGGGAACGGATTGAATTTTCTGGGAGAAAAGAATTATATAGTTACTACTATGGATTGCTATAAAAACATCCAAGAGGATTTAAGAAACGGAAAGCTGGCTAAGCATATTCGAGAATGCAATCCAAACTCTTCACTATACTACGGGATAATGGTTGCAATACCGGAATATAGAGATCCTGCGGATGAATACGAGAATCCTACGCCACTGGATACAAATACGGGGTGGAAGCTTGAAATAATAATACCATGCAGACAAGGAGAGCGAAAAAGATCCATAACAGAGATGCTATTTTATATGCTAAGGAGTGGGCATTAACTTAAGCTAAACTGAAACTTTGAGTTAGGATTGAAGGAGAGAAATACGTGCGAGACATAAAAGAGACGATTAATAATGATGCTTACTTAAATAGTTGTAATTGTCCTGTATGCGGCAAAAAAATTTCAAGGGGCTATGACGAAAGAACCTTTTATTGCGAACAATGCGGAACACGTTTACATCAAAGAGCATTTACGGAAGATGAAATCCAGCAAGCACTTTTTGAAGATGAAATGGACAAATACGAAGATGATTAGGATTTAACGGAGGAAAAGTAGATGGATAAAAAAGAGTATGAAGAAATTGAACGGAAAGCGAATGAACTGGAATATAATGCAAGCATTAAGTGTAATGCCGAAGTTCAAAAAGCACAGAATTTTTACAATGGATATCAGCAAGGAATAGAGGATATGTTAAAGATTTTAAGAAGAAACTGAACATATTTTAGGATTTAGAGAAGGAGTGAACATAAATGAATAATAAACAAAATACTTGTTGCCATTGCAAACATTCAGAAGGAATAGAGGGGAGAAATGCAATGCTCGGTTGCAATATTGATAAGAAATTACACGATATGGATGATAAATGTAGGTGTTTTGAAACGTGTTATAAGTTTGATTTGAAAACAGGATTACCAGTAAGAAGTAAATAACTAAATGAAATATTAGAATTTAGGAGGTAGAAATGAGAAAGATTCCAAAAGAGATAGTTGATAAAATTGAACAACGAAATGCACTTAATAAAGAAATTGCGGAGTGGTGTAAGGAAAACATTGAACTGGATGGTATGAACTACGATTTTACTGATATTACTGATTATCATACAGGTGGAGAGCAGGGCAGAGATGATTGTAAAGAATGGTGCGACCAGACATGCAAGGGAGAAGATTGGTACGAGGGAGATTATTATTGGGAAACTGAATACGAGGGTAAATATCTTCACATGGAGTTTATAATTTAAACTGAAAGTTACATAAAACAAAATGTCCTGCACCGGGACGAATCCACGAATACAGAACATTTGTTCTCTTCAAACAAATAATACCATTACGGGAAATATCTGTCAATGGTCTATTACATAAAAACAGCGGTACACCCACCGACCAAAGTAGATTGTACCGCTTTCACGTCTGGGAGTATTATACCATACTGGTGATCCCCAGGCAAGGAATTTGTGGAGGGTTACGGATATGATGGACAAAAAAGAAGAACTGAAGAACAATATCATGCTGAAAATGCGCTATCACTTGGATACACAGGAGCTGGATCTGCTTGGAGTGGTGCTGACGGATGAGCTGACAAAGGTAGAGGTGGATGCGCCGGAGACAGAGCTTGCTACGTTGGATAACACTAATGAGTATATTATGGATCTCTTTATGCTCAAAAAAGCGCCAAAGCTGTCAGACAAGACTGTCAGGCAGTATACGGATGCGGTGCGGCGGCTGACGGATTACTGTCAAAAGCCGCTTACCCGGATCACCAGTATGGATGTGGAGGGGTGGCTTAATAGCATTAAAGGGTGCAATAGCAATACTTCACTAAATAATCAGCGGCGGCACCTCAGCGCATTTTTTACATGGATGCGTAAAAGCAAGATCGTGATGGAGAATCCTGTGGAAAGCGTGGAAATTTACCCGGAAATCCAGAAGCCGGTAGATCACATGGAAGCGCAGGAATATGAAGAACTTAAGACAGGCTGCATCCGCAAGCGCGACCGCGCTATGATGGAACTGCTGCGGAGCACCGCCATAAGAGTAGGAGAAGCGGAGCGGCTCAATGTGAATGACATAGACTGGCGTGCTGGATCTGTGTCAGTCTATGGACAAAAGACCCGCACCTATCGGACCGTATACCTTGATGACATTGCGCTTAAGTACCTCGGGGAGTATATCCAGGAGCGTGGATGTGGTATCAACAGCCGGGATCCATTATTTGTAGCGACCCGGTGCGTCCACGGAAAGTATAACCGCCTATCTGATTCCGGGATCCGTAGTGCACTTAAGAGCATCGCAAGCAGAGCGGAGGTTGAACGCAGAGTATATCCCCACCTCTTTAGAAAGACCACGGCCACCAATATCTGTAAGCGTGGCGGTACCGTATGGGATGCTGGTCACTACCTGGGACACAAGGATAGGAGCACAGCGGGACAACATTATGTAGCAGAGGATCAGGAGTGCATGAGATCTATTTTTAGGTTGAGAGTGGCTACTATGTAAAAATTGAATAATGACGGCGAAAATGATATAATTCCTTTATTATAATATAAAAGGGGGAATAGAAATGTCCGAACCAAAATGTAATGATAAGGGAGTTATTGTCAGAGAGTGGGAAACAGGAGATTCCGAATGCAATGCTTATAGTCAAGAGTATGAATGTGGCGCTGTATATCATAACAACTTTATGGATGTAGTTGGAAACAGAGATCACGATTGCTTTTGGAATTGTAGCAAATGCAAAAAGGGAAGAAAGTGAATTTATGAATCCACAGGCCGGCCGTCAATTTTTGATGACTGGCTTTTTACATACTTAGGATGATTATATTGGAAAGGAGAAAGGGCGGCGCAGCCTATGGATGGTATCTCCATGACAGATACCGAACTATTGAAATATGCTGTAGAAAATGGTATTATTGATACAGCACTTGTACAACAGAAAATTGAGATGCACGAAAGAGAGGAGATATTAAAGCAACACCCGTATGATATATATCAAGGGAAAGATCTTCTGTGGTATACTTATTTGCCTGATGAAGTAATGGGCAGGAAAAAAGTAAAAAGAAAAACAGAGAGGGCAGTACAGGATAGAGTAGTTTCATTTTATAAGGAACGAAAAAAACGTGAAAGAGAAAAGGCTTTAACCATTGAAGCAGTATATAATGCGTGGACCAAGCATAAGCTGACTAATGGTGAAGTGCAAAAGCAAACGATAGACAGATATGATTGTGATTTTAATAAGTATTTTTCTGAAATACGCAATCTAAGTATAACAACTGTTAATGGCGATCGTTTGGAACAGTTCGTTGATGAAAGCATTTCTGATTATGAAATGAATTTAAAGCAATTTTCAAATTTTAGAATTGTTTTGTATGGAATATTCAAATATGCGAAAAAAAGGAAATATGTTGATTTTAGCATTTCCGAGTTTTTGACAGATATGGAGATTTCTCCAAAACGATTCAAAAAGATAGTAACTCAGCCGTTGGATCAGGTATACTCGAAAGAAGAAAAAACAGCGATGGAGGACTATCTTACAAAGAATTTGGATGTAATGAACTTAGCGTTGCTACTTGCTTTCAAAACCGGTCTTCGAGTTGGAGAACTTGCAGCACTGAAGAAAGAAGATATTATCAATTATACGGTATATATCAATAGGACCGAAATTCGTTATAAAGACGATGATGGGAAAAGCGTTTATGCTGTTCGAGATTATCCTAAATCAGAAGCTGGCATAAGGTTTGTAGTTCTTCCAGAAAAATACAAATGGATTATAGATAAATGTTTGACTTGCGCAGGTTCCGAGTATTTATTTATGAAGGATGGACATAGGATAAGAACGTATTCTTTCCGTAGACGATTAAATTATACATGTGAAGCCAAGATAAACATGAAAGCTAAATCTCCACATAAGGTAAGAAAAACGTATGGAACTATTTTGCTGGATGGAAAAGTAAGTGAATCTACAATTCTTAATTCTATGGGACATGTGGATTTGAAATGTACCAGAGATCATTATTATTACGACCGTAACAGTATTGAAGAAAAACGTATGGAACTCAGTAGGCTGAGTGAATTGTAATAAAGTACTCAAAGGTACTCAAAGAGAAATACTAAAAACATTGAATTTACAGTATGTTTCGAGTGATTTTGCGGGGTTCGACTCCCGTCTACTCCATAGAAAAGTGCCGTTTTTGCGGCACTTTTTATTTTTCGTGTGTGCATTATTGAGGACTGATTCGCTGTAAAAGAGCATCCTGCAATACTTGTGAAAAGTTAATATTCATTGCAACAGCAGCTTCATTCAGCCATTCGGGAATGGTCAATGTTTTTTTAACAGCTTTGTTATTAAAACGTTTGCGATATTCCAGGGTATCGCATGCAACCATACTTAAAAAGGAATCCGCAGTAACTTTGATGTCTGACATTTTGGAGGGCTGTGGAATGGGGCGTTGGTCCTTTTCATATCCATAGAGAATAAGCGCGAGGGCATCTTCAGCCATAAATAGAGCATCAGCCAGTGTGTCGCCGCAGGTATAACAACCTTCCAAATCGGGAAAATATACAGAATAACCTCCATCTGGTTCAGAAGTAAAAATAGCAGGATAAACATATTTAGACATAAGAATCTCCTTTCTAAGAATCCATTCCGGCATCGCGCAAAATAGCAATGGCAGTTCCGGTTTTTATTTCCTTTTTGTGTCGAGGAACAGCAAACTGTTTTCCCGTCACAGAGCTATACCAAATATCATGATTGCTTCCGTGGCGGATAAGAGAACAACCATTTTTCTTTAATAGTTTTAGCAGTTCGTTTGTTTTCATTGATATCCTTTCTTAAATTATAATACGTGTAAACACGTGTGTCAATAAGCAGAAAAAAACACCTCAAATAATAAGCCTAAATGTTTAGATGATTGGCATATTATTTGAAGTGTTTTTCAGATATTTTCAGCATACTGTTTTTTGAAAAAAATGTCAATGCAAAGAAGAGGTCAGATGAAAAATGTGGTATAATTTCCAAAGAGTTTTACAAGGGAGTAATTGACAAGCTATGAAAATGAAACATAACAGATTTCAGAAACGTTTGATAACACAATTGTCATTATGGCTGGCACTGCTATTGACATTCACCGGCTGTGCGGAAAGCACCGTCACGCCGCAGGACAATACCTATGCGATTGAGCAACTGGCGACGATCCCCTCCGAATTGCTGGAAGCATCGGAGACTGCAGTATCGGAACCCGAATCCGGACAGACACTGGAAAGCTCTTCGGATACACAAGAATCGCAGCAGGTCACATCTGCAACAGACGTTCCGACAGGAGAAGGCACGTCAGCATTTTCCCTCCGGGAGATTCCGGCATATTCCGGCACACCTTATACAGAAGTCAATGGCAACCAGCCTTATTTCACAGAGGAGGAGCTGACCACACAGTCCTTCGAAACCTACAGCGAGCTGGACAGCCTGGGGCGCTGTGGCGTGGCATATGCCAACGTGGGACAGGACCTGATGCCGACAGAACCGAGAGGGGAGATCGGAGCCGTGAAGCCTACCGGCTGGCATCTGGTGAAATACGATAACGTGGACGGAAAATACCTATACAATCGCTGCCACTTGATCGCCTATATGCTGGCGGCGGAAAACGCCAACCCGCTGAACCTGATCACCGGAACCAGATATCTCAACGTACAGGGAATGCTTCCTTTTGAGACGAAAGTCTGCGATTATATCAAAAATACAGGGAATCATGTCCTGTACCGTGTCACTCCCATATTTGACGGGGATAACCTGCTGGCTGACGGTGTCCTCATGGAAGCCTATTCTGTGGAAGATGCCGGAGAGGGAATCCAATTCTGTGTATTTGCCTACAATGTGCAGCCGGGGATCGGTATTGACTATGCCACCGGAGATAACTGGGCGGAGAGCAGCGGAACCTACCAAAGCACAGCAGCGTCTGTTGCGGTAGAGACACCGGTGCCACAGCCTGAGACCGATACCGCGGTGCAGATCACACCGGAATCATCGGCACCACAGGAATCCCAGGGAATTACTTATGTGCTGAATACCAACACCAAGAAATTCCACTATCCCACATGCTCCAGTGTGGACGATATGAAAGAGAAAAATAAACAGATCTACACCGGCAGCAGAGAAGAGGTCATCAATATGGGATATGTCCCCTGTAAACGGTGCAATCCCTGAATCGAAAGCACACAAAAAGAGATATGCGCAACGAATTGTGCATATCTCTTTTTGCGTTAGAAAACTGCACAGATGATAAAAAATTGAATCTGAATTAAAAAATAGAATGGGACTCCGAAGCGGATTTGGGGTTCCATTCTTTGAATTAATAGCAGCATTGTGAAAGCAAAAAGGTAACACATGTATAAGTGTGTTACCTTTTTGCTTTCACAATGTATATCGGTTCTGAAATTAGAAACTTAACCCAAAAATCGAAAATATTTAGAAAATGTTTTAACGCCTATTTACGCATGTTTTAGCAATGATGTTTTAACCGTAATTCAGAATAATATTATTGCTGTTCCTGCAATTGTGCTACTATTAATTCTCTTTCGTCTCCCTGAATCCCTAAAGCATTTAATGCCTCATCCAGATTGAGTTTCATATTATGCATAAGATTTTTTACAGAAACAGATTTTTCTTTTGCTGCATATTCCTTTGCGTATTCCTTTGCGTATTCCTTTGCGTATTCTTTCGCATATTCTTCTGCATATTTTTGTACTGCTTCACACATATTTTCCTGTCCTCCTGTACCTTTCAGATGGCTTACTCCACGAGCCAATTCCGAATAATGCATTTTTGACGGATCTACCTGATGAAAATCTTTCATGAGTCGTCCGATTTCATCATTTCCCTTATAATTACCATTTACATATATAATATGAGATCCATCGGCAAACGGCTCTTGCAATTCGTTTATATAACGGTCCACATGATAAATCGGTAATCCCTTTTCAAATTTATCATGTTTATAGATGAAGATTACATAAGAATCCTTGATCTCTTGAAAATCCTGTCCGGCTTTCAGCATTCGAGAATCAACCATGCTACTGTGGTATCGGGCACGTTTCACATGTGCACCTTTCGAATTCGTCTGTACCTCGACATCCATTTCTTCGCCAGTTTCGTCCAAAGCATGAACATCAAGGATAATATCGCGACCACCCACTTTCGGATTCTTTAATTCATCCTGTCCGGTTACGCTGGTCACTTTGATATTACGTTCTAAAACAATTCGCAGTAATAACTCAGTAGCTTCGATATTCTGATCAAAAACCCTGCTCATCAGGTCATCGTCGAATAAAGTAAGATTGCACACAATCTTTTCGATGACCGCCTTATCCTGTGTTACACAATTATTATTTTCTTTTGTTGTCATTGAACCCCCGTTTTCTTAAATAATATTATCACGTTACTAAATTAGGTACAATCTTATATTTGTAAATTGATGCTTATCATTGTAATAAGCAAGTATCAGACCTCACTCCCTTTTGCAGTGTTTGTTCAGGCAGCTTATCCTGTTAGCAAAATAAAAGCTTACTAAATAAGCCTCAAGCGTATATTTTCTCATGCAAAAAAACATCAGCTTACCGTTTCTTTCAGTGAAATCAGTGGTGAAGTACCCGGACAAATCATATTTGAAATTACTAAGAATTGATTTTGATATCAGAAAATTTTCTGTGTACCTACAATAGCATATTTTTAAATGGAGTGCAAGCAAAAGAAATATTATGGAATTAAAAAAGTAGATTTGAAGGGAATGATACTATATTGTTTGTCGACAATTGGCAATTTACTAGCATACGACAGAATACAATTCAGGAGGGAAATTCATGAACACTGCACAACCGATCAGGAACCACGAGGATCTGGAGAATTTGAAACGTTATTATCGAGAGATTCATCCCAATGCAAGAAATCAACTATTAGTCATTTTAGGGTTGAATACTGCACTGCGCATCTCTGATTTGCTGGGCCTGCGCTGGCAGGATGTCTATTTATTCGAATGGGATAAATATAGTGAGCATATCTGTCTTGTGGAGCAAAAGACCGGAAAGCATTCCAGCATCTATATTAACCACAACATTGTAGAAGCACTTCAGGCATATCACAAACAGCTCATCGAGCAATGCCATCCACCGCTTCCGAAAGATTATTTATTTTCTCATTCGAATAAAAGAGAACCAATTACTAGAGTTCAGGCATTCCGAATTATCAAAACGGCGGCGAACTATTATCAGATCCCGGGCGTGATCTGCTGCCATTCGCTGCGGAAGACTTTCGGATATCAGGCCTGGCGGCAGGGAGTCTCTCCGGCACTGCTTGTAAGTATCTATAATCATTCTTCTTATGAAGTCACAAAACGTTATCTTGGGATTGAACAGGATGACAGGGACAAAATCTTTCAAGAAATTCAAATCTGA